TGATTTGTTATCTAATTTAAAATTAAGAAAAGAAGGTACACCAAATAAAGTTTGGCAAAGCAATATAGATTCTGATAGTCCTGTAGATATTAATTATTATAAACCAGCAGTACTTGATAAACAAAAGTCTACTGATTATTTTTTAACAGGTTCAGAAGGTAGAGAAAAATCTGCATTTTTAGGGGAAGTTCAACAATATATGATGGATGCAGGTACCATACCTAAAAAAGGATATATAAAAATTACTCCAGAAATGGTTAAGGAAACTATGGTAAATGCAATGTTTGATGAAAAAGGTGGAGGAAAATATTTAAGACTTTTTAATATAATGAAAGCAGAACCTAAAAATTATGAATTAGTTGCAAAGGGATTAAATAAAATGTTAGGAATAACACCATTAATAGGTTTAGGTTTAGGTGCAACACAATATAAACAAGGTGGAGCAACTAATGATTATATAGAATTAGATCTAACACCAGAAGAAATAAAAGATTTAATAACACAAGGTTATGTGATAGAAGAACTTAATTAAACTTATTAAGTTTATTGAATAAATTAAAATTTAGTATATTAAATATATAATATGTAGTTATGAAAGTTAGAATTTATAAATCACCTGATGGAAATGGTAAGTATCTTAATAAGACAAGTCAGTTTTTAGAAAAAGCTCAAAAAGGAGGAGCTATTAAAAAAGTTATACAATTAGCATTAGATTTTGATAAAGCTGATGAAATACAAAAAGCTATTAACATAGCAAAAGCTATAGATAAAAATAATGAATTAGCTAAAGCTGCCGGAGCCATTAAATATGGTGAAGGAATTAAAAAAGCAACTACAGCATCATCAAAAATTGAAATAAAAAATCCATCTTATTATCAACAACTTTTAGATAATACAAATAACTTAAGTCCATCAACTAGAAAATTTCATAATGATGTATTAAAATCTGTAAATAATAATAAAGGTATGGTATCTCAAAAACAATATAATATTTTAAAAAATATTGAAAATGGTACTTTTAATAAATATCAATTTGGTGGAACACCAGAAAGTAATGACCAATTTCAAGGAAGTAATAGTAGTCAAAAAGAAGCATCTTTAATATTAGCTTCTGTTTATAATGCAATTAAAAAAGGGCAATCTCCAGAAGATGTGTATGATGCATTAATAGCTCGTAAGATGGATTCAAAACAGGCTACACAAATTGTAACTTCTGTTGTTGATTATATGATAGAGAATGATGAGTATACTGATGAAGATGCTGAAAATAATAAAAAAGCTAGAGAAGAAGAAGAACAAAAATATGAAGATCCAAATCAAGCAATAGAACAACAAAAAGATGAGGAAGCTGAAAATCAAATGAATCAGTATAATGAACAAAGTTTAGAAGTTGCAAATGATACATCTGCTATAGATCAAGAAGAGGAAGATGCAGCAAATAGTAGTCAAGATTATTTAGGTTTTCAATATGGTGGTGCTTTAGGACAAGCTGTTAAAAATCAAGAACAAGAAGATGAAGATGAAGAAGATTTAACAGATGAAGAAAAAGTTATAGATGAAGATCAAAATTATATAAAAGAAGAAAATGAAAATTTTACTTCTGAATTAGAAAAATTAATTGCTAATTCTCCAGGTACTCAAAATATAGATTATTCAAATATTGGTGAATATGCAATACCATATCAACCAATAATTGAAACTGGAGATTATTTTGAAAATAATGATTATGAAAATAATGATTCAAATTTTACAGAAGAATATGCTAAATATGGAGGTACTTCTAAAAAAAGATTTTCTAAAAATGTTTTTAATCTTTTGAAAAAAGAAGAAGGTGGTGTTCAAAATAATTCAGAAAATACTGAAAAAGAATCTTTAACAAAAGCAAAACAAACTGATGATTTACAAGATTCAGTAAAAAAAACATTAACTGATTTTGTTGGAGCTGTTGGAATGACATCCAAAAAATTTAAAATGGATGAATGGTTTAAAAAAATGAAAGAAGTAAATGATCCAATGCTTGAGCAAATATTAAATCCACAATCACAAAATGATCCTATACAAGATCAAAATCAACAAGCTGCTCAAATGTTAGGTACTCAAAATTCTACATCTCCTGCTTTAGAGAATCAACAAGACTCTATGGCTTATGGTGGTGAATCAACATATCCACAGTTTAAACCTGGAGGAAGATTCCGTAAAGCTGTAGAAAAATATTTTCCAGGAAACATTTTAAATTCTCCAAATCCATCTCGTAATGTTATAACAAAAGTATATAATCCAAGAACTGGACAAATGGTTGATTTACCAACTGGTGATTCTGTATTTGATAGAGTTGAAGTAACTAAAAGAAATTGGTTACATAAACCTAAAAAGTATACTGTATATTATAATAATAAAAATGCACCAACTCATCTTAATCCTGATAGTAAATATACTCCTAATGCTACTCAATTAGTAGATAGTAGAAATCCTTTATTAACTGAACAAAGTAAAAAAAGTAATGTAGATGGTTTAGGTTTACAAGCTAGAATGGCTATTAACAAAGGAGAAAGACAAAATGAAAGAAATAGTAGAAGACTTGAAAGAAGAGGACTTGATGAATATGGTAATCTAATAGGAGTAAATAATCAAGGTGAAATACTAGATGAAGATGGTAGATTAACAAGAGATAGTGAAGGAAATTGGTATGATAGAAATGATGATATAATACCAAATAAACAAAGTCCTAGTGAAGTTCCGGGTTATTATGATTATTTATATAAAGATATAAATATTTTAAATGGTGATTATAATAATGATGGTTATGTAGATGCTATGGATTTTGCACATTCTCCAGAAAATAAACAATATGGTGGAAGTTTAAATAAATTTCTTCCAAAAAAAGTTGTAGGTGGTCCACCACCTTGTGGTCCTGGAGAAACATTAGATCCAAATACAAATAAATGTGTAGCTAATCCAGTTTTTAATAATCAAACTTTTGCTGCACCTAATGCTCCTATTGATTCTTCTATTGCAGCATCAAATTCAGGAACTCAAGTTATTGGTGCTCCTGTTAATAATTTTTATGCTAATCAAGATTCATTTAATAAACCAAATGAAGTTAATGTTGATCCTAGTTTAGATCCAAACATTATGCCAAAACTACCTATCAATAGTGTAAAAGATTATTTTAAACCAAAAATACCAATTCCAAATGCTGGTGATCAAACAGCAATTGATGTAGAAAATAAAAAAAATAAAGAAAAACTTGCTTTTGGTTCTAAAGCTGATACTAGTGTAAGTGAAGGAAGATTACAAACATTTAATACAGGTGTAGATATTATTGATGGTATAAGAAGAGGTATAGAAACTGGCAAAGCACAAAATGAAATGTATGAAAACTTAAGTTCTAATAATCTTTATGCTTCTGACCCTAGTAGAGATAGAGGAGATTATGATACTAATTCAGGTTTATTTAGACCCGATGAACAAGGTCAAATGTGGAATAGTAGATCTGCACAATATGGTGGATATATTGATGAAGAAGAATATGAACCTTATGTAGAAGAAAATGAAGAAGATGAATTAACTTATGCTAAAGGTGGTGAAAAAATAACATATATGTCTGAAGATCAAATTAGAGCTTTTATGGCAGCAGGTGGACAAGTTGAATTTTTATAAATAATTAATTATGTACTATAAAGTAAGAATAAAATCTTTACCAAAAGCAAAAGTTGGCTATCAAGTAGATGGTTCACTATCAAATGATATTTTAACTTTTGGTGATTCTAAAAGTAAACCAGATCTTATAAAAAGTAAATACATTACTAAAGTTCCTAGAGCAGAAGCAAATTTAGAAGCTGAAGGTGGTGAAACAGTTTATGGAGATCTTAATGGTGATAGTTTTCCTGAACATAAAATAATTAAAGGACCAAGACATAGTAGTGGAGGAGTACCTTTAAAACTACCAGATGATACATTTATTTTTAGTGATACAGCATCAATGAAAATAAATGATCCCATCATTTTAAAAATGTTTGGTAAAGTTGCTAAAAAAGGAAAAGGAAATAAAGGTTATACTCCAGCTACATTAGCAAAACAATATGATATTGATTCATATAGAGTAATACTACAAGATCCTAACTCTGATCCTATTTCTATAAAAACGGCTGAGTTAATGATTAAAAATTATAATTTAAAACTAGGTGCCTTAGCTTTAGCTCAAGAATCTAAAAAAGGTTTTCCACAAGGTATTCCTACAGTAGCTGAAGCATATATGGAAATAATGGGAATTGATCCTGAAGAAATATTACCTCCTAATTTACCTGAGCCTATGTCTCAAGAACAATTAGAAAGACCAACTATTGAAGAAGAAGAAGAAGATCCTACAAGTGATCAAGTAGCTAATGATAATACATTAACTGAAAACAATGTTGTGCCTGAAGAATCAAATATGGGACAAGAAGAAAAATTTGCAAGTCCTGAAGAAATGATGAGATATGGTGGAATGAGAAGATTAAGAAGAGCTCAAGAAGGTATACAACAAATGTCAGAAGAAGAAATGATGGCATTACAACAACAACAAGCTCAACAACAAGCTCAACAACAAATGTCTGGTCAAAATAAAGGTATGATGCAAGAACAACCTCAAATTGATGAACAAAAAATTCAACAAATTGAACAAAGTGTTGAACAAGCAATAAACCAAGGAGCTGCTCCTGAAGAAGTAGTTACACAATTATTAAAAGCACAAATACCTCCAAATTTAATTGAACAAATTTTTGTTGAATTAGGAATGCCTCAACAACAAGTAAAAGAATTATTAATGAGTCTTATACAAAATGTTGAAAATGATCAAGCACAACAAATGGATCCAAGACAGCAACAAGCAATGTCTGAGGAAGATATGATGGCTATGCAACAACAAGATCCAAGACAGATGCAACAAGCTCCTATGGCAGCTTATGGTATGGAAATGGGTGGTTATGATATGCCATTTTATGATGATTCATATGAAATGGCTTTTGGTGGACAAAAGAAATTTAATAAAAATCATGTTACTGTTTTAAAATTTCAAGATGGTGGTCAACCACCAGAAGGTGTGATTATAAAAAGAGCTGATTATCAAACAGATGCTGATTATAAAAAAGCTGTAAAAAGAGCTATTTATGATAATAAAACTAGTGGTAAAAAAGTTTATTCATTAGGTACAAATGGAAAATATTCTACAATATCTGCAAAACTTGATGATGGTTCAGGTTATAGTGGTAGTATGGAAAATTGGAATAATGATAAAGCATCTGCATCTAGATTTGCTTCTATGCAAGAATCATTAGCAGATCCAGTTACTGCAAAATTATTTGCAAATGCTACAAGAGAAGCTATAAAAGATAAAGAAAGTTATAGAAAAAAAGGTCCAGGAAATAGATATAATACTACATGGGATGAAGCAGGTTATGGAAATCCTGATGATTTAAAAGATGATGAAATTGTTAAAGAATTTTTAAATTTTCAAGAAAGAAATTTAAAATTAAATGCATCAGGAAATGAAGCTTTTTTATATAATGATGCAAATGGTAAGTTAAGAAAAAAAAATGGTACTGGTTCAGGTGATAATTTAGGTTTTGTAGAATTAATGCAAGGTATAAAAAAACAAGATGGATCAAGAATGTATACAGATGCAGAAATTGAAAATAAATATAAAGATATGTCAACAAATGCTCCTACACTAGATAAAGCATTTGAAAATATAGGTTTACCAATGACTGCTGTTAATTCAGGAAATTCTCCTGCAAACAAAAAAGCAAGGTTACAACAAGCAACTTTTATTGGTTATGATAATTTAATTAAAAAACGAGATGCAGGTAAATTAACACCAGATGAAAAGTATTTATTAAATGAATGGCAAGGCAATTTAGAAAGAGGATACAATGATGAAAAATTAGGTAGTACTAGTTCTATTAGTCCTGCTGAAGGTTATTTAACTAACACATCTTCTGGACAAAATGCAAATAAAGTAAATACTACTTTTACAGAAGATGAAATTCCTGGTAAAACATCTTGTTCTTGTACAGTTGATGGAAAAGAAGTACCAGGAAAAGAAAATCCTAATTATGATGCTTCTAAACCTACTAGTGCAAATAATGATCCATGTATACCATGTTCTGAAACTCCTAATAAACCAAATAATGAATGTCAATGTATTGATGATTCTAAAGCTGGTTATCGAGAACCAAATGAAGATGGTACATGTTCATGTACTCCAGAACAAGATGATAAATGGTGGCTTCAAGATAATATAAATGTTATGGGAGCTGCGTCAGACTTAGCAAGTATTAAAAAATATTTGCCATGGGCTGCAAGAGTTGATCTTGAAGAACCAAGACCTACATTTTTAGATCCTACAAGAGAACTTGCTGCACAATCTGAACAAGCTAATATTGCTTCTCAAGCTTCTGCATCTTTTGCAGGTGCTCAAGGATTAGGTGCAAGAAATGCAGCAACTCAAGGAAATGCTGCTGCACAAGCAGCAAATACATTAAGTAATATAAATAATCAGAATGTAAACATAGCAAATCAATTTGAAGATAAACAAGTTAATATAAGAAATCAAGAGTCTATGGCTAATCAACAAATAGCTACTAATACTTATGATAAAAATACAATTGCAAATCAACAATTTGATAATGCTAAATTAGCATTAAGAGGTAATCTAAGAAAACAGTATACTAATGCTATAACTAATAAAGCTAATACAGCTATGTTAAATAGATTATATCCAAATAATAGAGTAAGACCTGAAGAAGGTGGTATGCCTGATTTTATAAATAATGGAAAACAACTTACTGGTACAGTAACATCAGATGATTATGATGTTTATCTTAAAGAATGTCAAGCTTCTTTTCCATCAGGAACTCCTGCTGAATTAAATGCTTGTATAAAACAAAAAACTAGTATGTCAGGAAATACAAGTACAACACAAGGTGGTTTAATAAATTCATATCCTGGATCTGCACAATATGGTGGACAACAACCAGTAAAACAATTTAAATATGGTGGTTTTATTTATAATGTTTATCCTGATTATTAATTGATAAATTTTCAAAGTTTATTAAACTTATAATATTTTAATATATTTACAATATATAATTACTTATGGCAACGTACATACAAGGTGTTACAGATTACATTCCAGATTATCAGCCTTTTCAGCCTGATTTAAATTTTATTGGAAATTATTTGCAAACAAAACAAAATCAATATGATTCTAACTTTAAATCATTAAATAATCTGTATGGTAAATATCTTTATGCAGATTTAACCAGAGAACCAAATATTAAAAAAAAGGAAGAATATTTAAAACAAATTGATTTTAATTTAAAAAGAGTATCTGCATTAGATTTATCTATACAAAGTAATGTTGATCAAGCTGCTCAAATTTTTTCTCCATTTTATAAAGATAATTATTTAATGAAAGACATGGCTTATACTAAAGATTTTGGTAATAAGTATAATGCAGCTATGGCTTTAGATAAATCTTTAGACCCAAAATTAAAAAATACTTTTTGGTCAACAGGTATTGAAAAAATGATGTTTGAAAAAGATGAGTTTAAAAATAGTACTGATGATGAATCATTACAATTTGCAAATGTAGAATATACTCCTTATAAAAATCCTGTTGATACTTATGTAGAAAATGCTAAAAAATTAGGGATAAGTGCAGATATTACTAAATCAGATGGAAGATATTTTATAAGAAAGAAAAATGGAGATATGATTATTCCATCTTTACAAAATATTTTTGCAGCTGATTATGCATCAGATCCTGCATTACAAGCAGTTCATAGAGCTGAAGCTTATGTAAATAGAAAAAAACATATTAAAGAACATGCTTCAGAATTTAATGGTGATTTAGTTGCAACTGAAAGAAGTTATCTTACAAAACAATATGCTACAATTCAAGAATATATTAAATTAAAACACCAAGGAAATGTAGAAGAAGTTAAAAAGTTAGATATAAAAGTTGAAGAAGGAAAGAAAAATCTTGAAACTGGTAAAGGAAATCAATTTACTCCAGGTTATTTTAGAAGTTTAGAAGAAGCCATAGCTGTTGCTACAGCAAATGAATCTTATACAGGTAAATTAAATGATGAGATAACAAATAAAACAAGTAAAACAGCAACAACAACAGGATCAACTCCTGATCCCTTAAATAATATTCCTTTATTTAGAGCTCAAGTTGATGCTGGTACTGCTGCTATGTTAGCTGAAAAAGATATTAATTTAGCTGCATATAAATATTCTAGAATTGGAATAGTTGAAGACATGTCTCCAGATGCTTATGGTGTTTCAGCACAAAATGATGCTTATGCAAGAGCTAGACAAAAAAATCAACAACAGCATCAAGAAAAAATGCTTGATAAAAAAATACTTGCTGATGTAAAAAAAGTAATGCTTGAACAAGGTGTTAAAAATGGTTCATACATTGGAATTGAACCAGAGATAGATCCAGAAACTGGTAAATTTACAGGTAGTTTTGTAGGTATTCCAAATCCTGCAAATAATGAACCATTTAATATACCAGGTGCAAATACAAAAGGTGGTGCTGGTGATATGGGACAATCTATATTAGCAGAAAATAAAAATATAGAAAAAAAATTATCAGATGAAGTAATACCATCTTTTGAAGGTATGTTGCATTTTGTTAGAACAGCTGAAAAAAATGGAGATTTAACTCATGAACAAGCAAATTCAATTTTTCATCCAAGTGGAAAAATTACTAATATGGGAACACTTATAAAAAGTCTTGACCGAAGTAATTCAAAACAAGGTAGAATTAACCGTGCAAAACCTGCATATCAATCTATAATGGAAAAAATAGATGATGCTACTGCAACTACTAGAGAAAATTTTACTAAAGAATATAATAATAATCCTTTAACTTTTTTACAAGGTAAGGGTGCTAAATATGTACAAGGAGTATACAATAGAGTATTAGAATTTGCTAATGATCAAAAAGGAAATCCTGATAAGGTAGCATATAATTATTTAAATGATGGTTCTCATATAAAAATGAGAAATTATATGCATTTTATAGAAGGAAATGAGTATATAGAAAAATCTAATAGAGATGCTGTATTAAAAACTTTAAGATCTTCTACTGAAATAAGTGGAATTGATCCTAGTAAAAGAAAAGATATTACAGATCTTTTCTTAAACAGTGATTTATCAAAAGTTAGTGAAGAAGAATTTATTGCTAAAGCTATGAGCATATATAAAAGTTCTGTTAGAACTTTAAATAATAATGATAATTATGGTAGGAAAACCCAAGCTATAGGTTCTTTAACTAAAAATGAAAAAATTGAATTAGATAACATTCTTACAAAAGCAAATAATAATGCAACACCTGGTGCTGGTAGTGCAATTGGTACTCAAGAATATCCAAATTTAACAGGTAGAGAAGTTTCAAATATTAAAAGTTCATATCTTACTGGAAAATTTGCTTTAAGTGGGCCAGAATCTGCTTTAAGATCTTTATATGGAAGTTTAACAAATTCTTATACAGAAATTATACAAAACGGAAGAGAAATTAAATCTTTATCACCTTTATTTAATAAAGATGGAAAAGGAAATGCTATGTATAATACAAATTTAAATGCTATAAATGTAAGTGTAAATGCTATTCAAAGTCAAGGTTTTAAATCTTTTAATGAATTTCAAAAAGATGTATCTAAGATAAATTTTTATGATCAAACTAATAATCCAATTAGTTTTTATGGAGCAAATAAAACTGGACTTAATGATACAAAAGATGCATTTGAGTCTGGTTCCGATGATGTTGTAAAAATTGCAGAATTAATTATAGGTAATTATTATTCTAAATTAGGTGATGATAAAACAAAAAACTTTAGATTAGCTAGTGGTCAAATTGCTCTTGAAAATAAAAATGTAGGAGCAATGGTTATTTATCCTACTAAAGATGTTTTAGATGAACTTAAAGCTGCTAAAGATGGTGGTATTATAACACAAGAAATTGCTAATGCTATTTTAAAAAATGGTGTTACTATGATGTCAAATACTAATAATTGGAAAAATTCTTTATTTACAAGAAATCAAAGAACTGGTTTAGAATCTATTGTAGAATCTTTAGATGAATATAATTATACAGATGCTCTTGGTGCAGGAGATTTAAAAATAAGTAAAGGTACAATTAATAGTCTTGCTCCTTATACAGTAGAGTTTAATTATAATATTTTAAATCCTGTAACTGGTAAAATGGAAAGAGCAGGTGGAGTTTATCCACCTATTAATATGAAAATTGATAATGCATATGATGATATACTTCAAGATTTTAGAATTATAGCTAAAGATAATGCAGAAACATGGAATGCTTTGTATTCAAATTCAAAAGTTCCAGGTGTGTCACCTAATAATCCTTTTGAATAATTTAATATTTTAAAATGGCAGAAGAAAATATTTCAGCAGACATTACTAAAATGGGTCAATTTATTAATCCAGGAACTACAGATATAGAAAATTTTTTACCTTTTGGTAATAAAGATTTTCAAACTGAGTCTTTTAAGTTTGCTGTAAAACCAGAAGCTCTTCCTGTTAAAGTAAAAAGTAATATTAGTCCAGAAAGTACTCCAACAATTAAACAACAGAGTATTAGAGATAATGTAATTGGTTTTCCACCTTATGATAAAAAACAAATTGCTACTAATACTAAAGATAAACTAAAAGCATTAGTTAATAGAAGACAACAGGAAGCATATCAACATGAAGATAATAGTCAATATGCAAAATCTTTTATGTATGATGCTTCTAGTACTGGTGCACATAAAGCAAGATATAAAGCATACGGACAAAAAACATTTGATAAAATTGGATTTAATCCAGAACTAAATAATGAAGAAGTCTTTAATGCTAACACAACTATATTTGATGACTTTGTTAGAATGGGAACTCAAGCTGCAGCACCTATGTTTTTTCAAGGTTTATTTGCAAATCCAAAAAGTTATGCAAAAGCTTTTGCTGGAGACTTTGGACAAGATGTTGAAGAAGCAAAGTCATATGAAGAATATTCTTCTATTGGTATGTCTACTAAAGGTGGAATTCCTGGCTTTGTAAATAATGTTCTTAATAGTGCAGCTTATTCAGTAGGTATAATGTCTGAAGCTGCATTAGAATATGCTACAATTGGAGCTATAGAAGGTTCATTAGTTGGACCAGAAGGAACAGTTATTGGTGGTGCTGTTGGTGGTGCTGCAGGTGCAATTAAAAGTTTATTATCAGTTCCAAAATCACTTTGGAATATGGGTAAATATGGTGGTAAAATGCTTACTAATTTAAAAAATTTAGAAAAATTTAATGATGCCAAAAGATTATTTAATACTGCTTCTAGAACTACTGTAAATTTTATAAACCCATTAAACAATACTACACAAGGATTAAAATCTTTTACAAATAATGATAATTTATCCAATTTTGCAAGAACTGCAAAAACTGCTGGTGGATTATTTAGAGATGTAATTGGAATGAACATGGCTTTATCAGAAGGTAGACTTGAAGGTGGCTTTGTTGAAAACAATACCTATAATAAACTTTATGATAAATTTTGGGTAGAAAAAAATAGAGCACCAACAGATGATGAACAACTTGAAATGAGAAAAGTATCAAAAGTTGCTGGTTTTAGAGATACATGGAAAAATGGTCTTTTAGTTTTTTATTCAAATAAAATAGCATTTAAAAATTTAGTTGAAGGAAACTTTATGGCAGGAGCTTCTAGAAAAGTTCGTCAAGTTGGAAAAGAATTTGATATAGTTTATGAAGCTGGAAAAAAAGGTGTTAAAGAAGGTGCTTATGATGTAGTAGAATTTAATGCAAAAAATGCATTAAAAGGTTTTTTTAAACCTGCAAATTTTGCTAAAGCTTCAATTAATTATTTTAAAGTAAATGTTGTTGAAGGTGCTCAAGAAGTTATGCAAGATGTAATTGCAAAAGCAACTGAAGACTATTATGTTAATTCTTTTTTTGATCCTTCATTAGCAAATTATAAATATTCCATGTCTACTTTAGATTCAGCTTTTGGTTCACAAATAAGTGGACAAGGTGCTGAAACTTTTATGTCAGGTTTTTTAATGGGGGGTTTATTAAGACCTTTTAGTGGTGGTGTTCCAAGAACTGCATCTATATTATATAATAAATATAATATGGATCCGGAAATGTATAAAACTTATATGGAAGAAAGAAAAAACTATGCAACTAATTTAGCAAAAGTTATGACTGAAAGTCATCAAAATCCTGTTGAATTTTTAAATGAAAGAATGCATAATTATGGTAGTCAAAGTATTATTTCTAGAAATGATGATCAAGAAGATTCAACAAAACAAAAATTTGATAATGTAGAAGCTTCTTTTTTGTCAAACACTTTAACTACATTACAAGCTGGAACACATAATATACTTAATAATAATTTTAAAAAGTATTTATCTCTTAGTGATACTGAATTAGAAGAAACTCTTGACATTAAAAAAGGTGAAGGAGCAAAAACAAGAACAATGTTAACTGATTATTTAAAAAAATCAAAAAATATTCAAGAACAATGGACTTATGCTCAAAATACATTTGGAACAAAAAAAATAAATTTAAAAGACTTAAAAGAAAATACTCCAGAATATGATAAAGCAGCCATATATAATAAGGCACTTGATAAAGGAATTTTTAATTTAATTTTTTTAAATGAATCTTTTCAAAACAATTTAGAAAGAGTAAACAAAATTGTAAATACTTTAAATAGAAGTGAACTTTTTAAAAATTTACCTTCTAATGATTTTCAAACATTAATAGATTCAAATAAATTGTCAAATACAATAGATATGTTATCTACTGAAATTGAAAATTTAAAAAATATTAACACACCTGAATCAAATAGAACTGCTCTTGAAAAAGAAAAAATGCTATCTGCATTAAGTCTTTTTAATCAAAAACAAATATTATATAAAGAAACTATTTCTAATAATATTGAATCATTAAATGAATTACAAGATAAAGTTAATACTGAAAATCTTCCAAATAAAGAAGAGATTAATAAAGAAATTGAAGGATTAAAAAAAACAGTTGAAGAAACAGGTGTAGAACCAAAAAAAATATTAAAAGATGCTTTTGAAAATTTACTTAAAACTTTAGCTGGATCAGATGTTAATTATCAAAAAGTATTAAATGATTTAAATAAAAAAGAAGGTGGTATAGATTCTTTATTTAGTTATCTTATTGATGCTGAACAATTAAAATTAGAATCACAAATACTAGTGCCATACATTAATTTACTTTCACAACCTGCTTCATTTTATGAACATGTAGAAAGAAACTTTGAATGGATGCGTAATCTTTATTTAAATAGAAAAAATTATTACAAAGAAATAATTAACAAATCTATAATTGCAAAAGAAAATAATGATTTATTAAAATCATTATCTGATCAAAATATTTATGTAGATCTTGATGACTTTGCAAATTGGGTTGAAAACCCTAATAATTTACCTGATTATTTTATTGAAGCTACTGAGGGAAATGAAAGAATAATTCCTAAAGGAAGTATAGCCTATGATAAATATGCATATATTTTTACAAACACAGCTGATATGCAAAGAGAACCTGCTGCTGGAGAACAAGTAAATGTAGAAGGACAATTTGAAGAAGCTTTAGAAGATTTATTACAACAAAAACAAAAAGAACTTGATACAGCTGATGAAAATTTTAAAAGAGATATAAAAGATGAAACAGATTTTTCATATGATGAATTAGTTGAACAAGAAGAAAAAGGAAGAGAAGTTACACAACCAATTTCACAACTTAGAATAGATAGAAAGATTGCTGAAATAGATACTTTTCTTGAAAGTCTTATTTCTGATGACCCTGCTTTAATTCAATCCCGTATTAGTAATTTTTTAAAAAATACAACAATACCAAAAGAATATTTTAGTAATGAGTTATTAGAAGATATACAATACAAAAATGAGAATGATAAGAAAAAATTAGTAGAAGTAATAAAACCTATTTTTGATTCTTATGAAAAAACATTTGATAAAGGTCAACGTTCACAAACTGCATTTGATTTAGTTGGTATAGCTGAATTATTAAATAATGAAAAAGAAAGATTAAGAACAACTACTGAAATTGTTACTGAAATTGAACCTGTTGAGATAATTAAAAAAACTAGATCATGGGCTGATTATCAAAAAGTAATAAATGAAATTAATTTAAGATATGACTCACACATTACAAATTTAAAAACTGAATTTACTAAAAAAGGTGTTTCAAAAGAAGATGAAGATAATGATGTTTCAGTATCAGCAACATGGAGTGAAATTGAAAAACAATCAAAAGAGTTATATAATATTTTAAATGATAAATTTAATTCAGAAATAGGTACAGATGTTAATGATGATAAGTATGAACTTATAAGAAATAACTGGTTAGAAACACAAGAAAAAGTTATTACAGAGTTTAATGCATCTAAAGCTGCTCAAAAACTTATTGAAGAAGCTGAAAAAAGACAATTTAAAGCTCCTAAATTTAAATATATTAAAATACAAAAAGGTTATGAAATTAAAATAACAAGTAAAATTCAACCTCTTACTGATATAAGAAATGCTTATCAAAATATATTAGATAAAAAAGAAAAGTTAACTGATAAACAAGCAGCAAATCTTGCAGATGATTTAATAGAATTAGATAGAGTTATTAATTTTTTAAGAAACCAGGGACTTCAACAAGATACAACTCCATTTGATACTGCATTACAAATATTCAATGATACAATAACAAATAGACAATCTGAAATTGAAAAAGTTTTAAATGAAGATGGAGAATTAATTGAAAGAAAAATTGATGGTGCTGTAGCAGATAGAGTAACTAAAAAAGCTGAAGAATTAAATAATCAAATAAAAAATAATAAACCTTTTTTATATAGCTGGTTACAAGATGATGTTAAAAAACAAACAAATGAAGAAGGTGTTACTGAAGAAGTTATTATAAAAAGTACTATCTTATCTGATTATGATGCAATAATGGCAGATGCCAGTATTAAAGATGAAGATAAATTAGATATTTTTATTCAAGCTTTTAAACTTAAAGTTTTAAATTCTGCTAAATCAAATGTTTTTAGAAGTAAAGATTCATTAACATTAAACCCTATTAAGTTTGAAAAAATTGAAAAAGAGTTAACTAAAGATTTTTCAAGAGAAAATGTAATTGCTGTAATTCAAAGAGCAGCTTATCAAGAAGCAGCAGATGTAGGAAACATGCTTGATGTTTTAATAAAAGATTTTTTAACTCGTGAAGGTTTACAATTTAAAAAAATTGTAAAACCTGAAAAAATGTCTCAAAGTGCATTTGATAGTTTATTTGGTAACCATGGAATAATAACTAATTTTAGAGATGGTGTTATTGATGGTAAATATATGATTGTTAGTGCAAGTGATATGTTATTTGATAAGTCACTATTTGAAAATGGATTAGTTGGAGAAACAGATTTAATTGCAATATCTGCTGAAGGTAAGTTTAGTATTATAGATGTAAAAGCTTTATTAGGAAAAAGTTGGAAATCTATTATTGCTGAAAATAATTTAGAAAAATTAAAAACTAAATTAAATAATGAAGGAAAAACTGAAGCTGAAATAAATAGTAATGCAGACGTTATTAAATTAACAGATACAAGTAAGTATAGCAAAAAGTTATATTTTAGGATTCAACAATCTATTTATAGAAATTTATTTTATAATATGACTGGTATAATGCCAGAAAGAATTTCTTTACTTCCTATTGAAGTTAACTATGATAGAGAAGGTAATTTATTAAGTGCAAAACTTTCTGATATTGTATCAGATTCTGATTTAACTACATATGAATTAGATTATTTTAATGAAGTTGAATCAATTGTTCCTTTAAAAACTCCTGTTATAAGTGATGTTGACACAATAGAAACAACAGATGAACTTGTAGAAGAAATTGGTGCATCTACATCTTTAAAAGATAACATTGGAAAAAAAGTTTTATACAATGGTGAAATTGGCACATTAATTTTTAATGACAATGGAACCTTTAGTATACAAATTGATCCTATAAAAACATATGAAACAAAAACAACTGTTTCAGAAGACTTGACCAAACAAGATTTTACTGCAGATCAAGATACTCTTAAAATTGCTATTAATACTTTAAAAGAAAATTTAAAAACTGAAGAGGGTGAATTTGGAAATGTTGATAAAGCTAATAATATAAAACAACAAATTGTTGACCTTGAAAAACAACTTACTTCTACTACAGATACTAAAGCTGATATAGTAGAAGTACCAACTAAATCTAAAATTATAGATTTATATTATGAGTCAATTGCAGTAACTAATCCAAAGTTAAGTTTAAATAATGTTGGTTTATCTCAAGTTAAAACAACTAAAAAAGTATTTGAAACTATTATTATTAATAATGTTTCATATACAACTAGAATTTTAAATAAAAATACTGTATTAATTAATGATGTTTTATATAGAGTTAACTACTCAGGTACTGATCCAAATATTATTGCTTCTCTTACATATGATGTTAATGATGCAGAAATTGCAAAATTAGAAAAAGAAGAAAATACTATACTTAATACTATACAACAATTACAAAAAGAAAATAAATCTTTTACCACTTCTACAGATGAACCTTCTGAGAAATTTAATAGTAATGTTAATACTATAGGTAAATTAACAATGGACTTAAAGGGTATACGGCAAACTCTTAAAGAATTAAGTAATAATAATCCACAAAGAACTATGCGTGGAGGTAATATAAATGATTACATTTTTGCAATTAATAGTTCTCCTCAAAATTTTAAATTATATGCAGGTAAAACTAATGATGATAGAAAGAAAGATTTAGAAGAAATTTCTAGATTATCTTACTCACCTGGACTAGCAATTAAATTAGATGAAATTTTAGCTAAGAACTATCCTGATGCATTAAATAAACTTTTTGATGAAGGTGTTCCTAGTATTACTGATAGTGAGCTTAAAGCTATTAAAACTTGGTCTAATACTGTTTTAGAAGATTTAACTGAATTAGCTTCTCAAGTAACAACAAGAGGTAATATTTCTACTGATGTAGATAACCAAATAATAGCTATTAATAATTTAATAAATGATTTACAACTTATAACTTTAACTAAAAATGGAAAAATCAGTAAACGTTCCCAAGAAGAATCAGGAAAAGTCTTTGGACAACAAGCAGTATCCGATAGGACTAGTGTACCTGAGAATGAAAAGTCTAGAAGTAGAAAAACAAAAGGAGTTTCTGGACAAAAAACAAGAAATGTTACAAATGCTGAAGCAAAACAAAGAATAACTGAAACATTAGTATCTAATTCATTTTTATTAGGAAACATTCCAACTGAAAAAGAAAATGTTATAGAGACTACTAAAAAAGGTAAAAAGTTTATTGATGCAATTAATAAAGCTACTATAGATACAATTAGAACTAAATATATAGAAGCTCTAACACAAATTGAAACTGATCCATTAAGTATAAATACTGATGAATTACATGATGTTTATAACAATAGATTAAATAACTTAAACGTAGATATGTCTATTGAAAATCTAGATGTAAACATGCTTTTGTTACCTAAAAATACTATCTTTGATAATACAAATATTAACCCTGTTAAAGTTACAAATGTTACTGAAACTTATGTTACAGTAGAAGATGTAATAACTGGTGAAAAAGGTGACATTAATCAAACAGATCTTAAATTAAATTTTATAAAAATGAATGAAGAAGCTGCTGAATTAGAAAATGATACTGAATTAACTAAAGAAGACATTCAAAATGCTGAAGATTCTCAAATGATATATGATGAATTTTCAAAAGATACTGATGCACAATCTAAAATAGTAGATTATCTTGAAAACAATAATGTATCAGAAGATGATTTATTAAAAAGCTTTAATAATAATACTAAAATCTGTTAAAAATGGCATGTGCATTAAACAAAGAGCAAATAAGTGATGTATATAAATTAATTTATTTTAAGTTACAAAAAAGTAATGATATTATTAATGTAGATGATTTTATTAAATTTTTTTATGACTTAGCTTTAAAATCTTCTGAAGATACTGCTAAAGCTTTGCTTTATGCACAGGCTGTTCCTGATATATTTACTTTAGTTACTAATCAAAAAGCTGTAAAAAGTAAACTTGTAAAAAATAATTTTGATTTTAATTCTATTTACAACCGAAGTGTTGAATTTGAAGAATTAAAAAATGTTAAAAGTTTTTTTGCACCTAAAAAAGTTAGCATAAAAGAACAAAAACAAAAGATAATACAAAAAAATATAAAATCACAAGATGTTATAATTGAAGATCCAAAATCAGAATCTAAAATTAGTAATGTTGAGAAAAAAAGTAAAGTTGATAATCCATTAACTAATACAATTAATTATTCAAAAACAAAAAGTCCAAATGATGATGAACAGGATGTACAAGATCCTGAGAAAAAAATGTTTGCTTTAGTTATTAAAAACATTATTACTTTAAATAAAAATAAACCTGCTGATCAAAATGAAATAATTTATGATAATGTTTCTCTTGCTCAAAGACCTTTTCTTGTAAATAATTTTCCAACTAAATCAGATGGTACATCTTTTTTAGTTTCTGATGATGTTGAGTTTTTAAGAAAAAATCCTGAGTATAATGGTATTATGAATGTTATTACTGATATAGAAGGTAATTTAATTTATTTTACAGAAGATGGTAAAATTACTAATGATCCTGATGAAGGTAGACTAGTATATCAAGCAATAAGAGATGTGGTACTAGATGAAGGAAAATTAGCTTTAACTAATAGATCAGGTTATAAGTATAGTTTAGTTGATCCTGTTGACATTGTAGATGCTGAAAATAAATTGTATAAAGAAACAGAACCTTTTGGTATGTCAAAAGATACAATTAAAAAGAAAATTAGTAATGTTAAAAGAATTCAAAAAGATAAGTTAAATAGATTATATACTTTACATGAGTATATTAAAAATAATCCTGAAGAAGTAGTTGTTCTTAAAATTACTGGTGGTAGTTATGGATTTAGTCCTAGAATATTTGTTCCTATTTCAGAAACAAATATAACTTTTGATCAAATAAATCAACCTTATATAGCCGGTAAAAAAAGAGGTATTGTTGAAATGCAACTTACTGAAAATATAGGAGATAATGAAATAAATCATACTATTAAATTACAAAGAGGAGATATTAATAAAGAGTTAGCTGATAAGATAGCAGATATATTAACTACTAAATTAAAATACCGTGGTGATGAATTAACTCCTGCACAAAGAAGAAAGTATGCAGAAATATTTTTAGGTGATAATGTAAAAATTTATAACACAGATCAAATAAAAAATAATATTGAAATAGATACACCTTCAATAAATGGCGTAACAACATTAGTAGTTAAAATTAAAGGTGAAAATGTTGATTTAAGTTTACCAAATGCAAAAGATTTAATAAGTAAACATTTATTAAATGCAGTTGAAGTTGGAACTAATGTGTATCCAGCTAATTTAAATTTTTCTATGAATAATATAATGGAAGAAAATTTTTCAGATTATGTTATTAAAGATAATAAAATAGTTGCAGTTTCTAAAAATTATTTTGAATTTATATATCCTTTTATTAAAATTGAATTTAGTCCAGAATCTGGTGCATATTTTTTAAATGGTAATTCTTATTTGTCATTTTTAGTACCTACTGAAATAACTCCTGCGGGAACATCTTCAAAATATAATATTTTTACTAATCAAGTACAAGCAAAAACAAAAAAAGCTAAAGAAAAAAATGATATAGATGATGCAACAAATATAGTTGTTGAACCAGGTAATGTTATTTATAATATTAAAAAATTATCTTCAGCATTTCAAATAAAAGAAAATATTAATAATTCAGATATAACTTTTAATATTGGTGTTGATTTTATTACAGGTGATGCTAAAATTGCAAAAGCAACAAATAAAAAAGAATATATTGCTTTAGCTTTATCTGGAAAAAATAGAAAAAGTAATACAGTTCCTAATCTAAATAGTGTTGTTAATAATCTAGTAAAGCAATTAAATAGATTTAAAAAAGATAAAATAAATATTACAGGAAATAACATTGTTGAACTATACAAAAAAGGTTTTTCACAATCTGATATAGATAAATATATGTATAGTATATTAGAAGGTATTGTTAATTCCCCGGATTTAGAAGGAACAATTTCTCAAATTGTTACAACTGGTGAAACAGGTGTATCTGAAGCTTTTATTAAAGCTGCTAAAAAATTAGGTATAGGTGTTGAGGTTACCGTACCATCAGGTTGGAAATTTACAAAAATTTATAAAGCTGGTAGAAATGGTCAATGGGTTGTTTCAGATAAAAATGAATTTAAAGAAAGATTTGGAGATGCTGTAGCAGAAACTAAATCAAAAACTAAAAAACCTTTTACTAAAACATCTTTTACTAAAACATCTTTTGCTAAAAAAACAACTAAAAAAGTTTATGCAAAAAAATCAGGTCAAACACAAAAACAAAATGATAGTAAATTAAATGGTAAACCATCTGATGATCTAGCAAATAGATTACGTAATTTATTTAATAATAATAATAAACCTTTAACAAGAGTTATTAATTATGAAAGAGGTATAACAGGTTTATTTGAAAAATTATTTACAACAAAAGCACAAAGAGATTCTATATATGAATGGTGGGAAAAAAGTTTTTTATCTCAAGCAAAGAAACAAAATGGAGATAGTTTTATTCCCCTTGACACTGTAGAAAAACTTTCTGAAGTAATAAACTCAAATGCATTTGCAACATGGTCACAACATGGTATAACACTAAATTTAGCTAATAATGCAACTCCAATTGATTTATATCATGAGGCATGGCATGGTTTTTCTCAGTTGTTCTTAACTCTTGATGAAAAAACAAGACTTTACGAGGAAATGAGAAAAATTCCAAAATGGTCAGAATTAGATTATTTAGATATAGAAGAAATAATAGCTGAAGATTTTAGAAGTTTTATGAAAGATGAAACTTTATATACTGGTTTTATTGGAAAAATATTTAAAAAAATTAAAGAATTTTTACGTGTAATGTTTGGTAAAATTACTCAACAAGACATGATTAGACCAAGAGATATTGCTAATATTAAAAATTATTTTGATCAACTTTATAAAGGAGAAATATTAGATTTAAAACCAAGTATGGATAACATAATGTTTTCTAAACTTAATAGACTTAAAACTATAAATAATAATTTTACTATTGATGAGTCAGATAAAATTAATAATACAATTGATAATTTTATAGGATTAGAAATAGCTGAGTATAATGCAAATGAAGAATCAAGTACAGGTGTAATTAGATTATTTTCAGACCCTGTTCTTCAAGAAAGTACTTTTAATTCTATTAAAGATAGAATACAATTGCAATTAGAGTATTTAACTTCTCTTGTAGATTCAGTTGAAGATGATAAAACTGAAAGTTTAATTAAAAATGAAAATATATTTAATAATATAGTTTTATTAAATAAAGCATTAGAAAATTTTGGAGATATATCTAAAACATTAAATGGAAAAGAAAAAGATAATGTATTAGCTTATAACATAAAAAAATCTAGATTTAAAATTATTCAAGAAGTTTTACTTGAAGATCCAGATGATTTAGAAAATACAAGAATTTTACAAGATTATAAAGGAAATGTTATCAATCCTAAAAATCTTGCAACTCCTTCAACATTAATGTTGCTTTCAAATATTAATCAAATTCAAAAAACTGAAGATGGTGCTATAATAGAAGTATTAGATGATTTTGGAACTCCACAATTAGAAGACTTAAATATAATATGGAATAAACTATCTAAAATAACTGAAGGTTCTTTTGATTATGAAGATATGTATAATAGAATTGCTTATGCTTCAGATAATTATCCTGAGTTTATTCAACTTTTAGATATTTTAAGACCTCCAAGTCAATTAAAATTAAATGATAAATTACAGTTTTCTCTTGAAACTAATTTTTTTAAAGATTTAAAAAAACCAAGAGTTAAATATATACAGTTTAATATTAATAAAAATATTACTCAAAGAAGAAAATATGATGAAGAAGGTAGAACTACTCAAGATGAAATTGCATCATATGATACATTAGTTGTAGATGCTAGTCTTGCAATATATCCTGTTATAAATGATTGGAAATCTAACTTTATATCTGCATCAGTTGAAGTAAATCCATATATAGAAGTAGATGCAGATGGTGTAAATTTTTTAAATACTGATAAAATTATAAAAACTTTTAGTGATAGAAACGGAGTTTTTAAAACTGAAAAATCTAGAGATTTTTTAAAAGTATTTGGAATTGAAATGGATAATACAAGTCCTGAATTAAATAGTTTATTTAATAATTCTTTAGCAATACGTCAACAGTTTAAATTAGATTTAATCTTAGAAAATGTTAAAATTGTTCATAATGCAGGTTTATCTACTGATATTAGTAAAATTGCTGCTTCTCAAAAATTTAAAAAAAATCCATTAGAATATTTACAAAAAGGTTTACCAAAAGAATTAGTACCAGTTAATGCTAAAAAAAATGATGTTAATAATAGTATAAAATTATTAGCTGAATTACAAGTTCAATGGTCTGATGGTTTTTCAAATTTTAGTGTTTTATCCCCTGATGGAAATAGATTATGGGAACAAATAGTTGATAATACTATTACAAGAGTAATTACATCTATTAATAGTGCTAATAGTTTTCAAGAACTTACAAGACAAGAAGCTGATCCTAATGGGAAATATAAACACATGCGTTGGTTGTCAAATGAAAACAATCCTCATTCAAAATATTCACAATTATTAAATTCTATTTTTTATTTAGATGATATAGAAGCTGATAATTATGGACTTAAAAGAAAAGTTAAAAAAGGTTCAGAATTTGTAGATGTAAAATTAACATTAAATAATGTTGCCGGAACACAATTAATTGATACTGAAAAAAATGAGTATACTGGTGAAGTAACTGCAGCTTTAGATGGAACAAGTAAGTTTTTACAAGAATTACATACAATGTTATTAAGTGGTGTTGAAGAGTTTATGAGACATGCTTCTAAACAAACTGCTATGTCTTTATCTTCACAAAAAATAGAATCATATCCAAATAAATCTGATGATCATTTATATATAGACATTGAGTCTTTTAAACCTAAAAATAGTGGAGAAGGTGAAACTGAAGGCTTTTATATTATGTTAGGTTATTTAGCCGGTGAATTAGAAAGAATAAATAGATTTAATGATAATATAGATGTAATGTCTGATTGGGCAGGATACAGTAGAGAAGTTGAAAAACAAAATGGTACTGTTGTTATGGCTGGATCAGTTTTTACAGCATTTGATGATGTTTTAACAGAAGAAACTAAAGAAAAATTATATAAAATAAAAGAAAATTTAATAGAATATTTAGAAAGAGAAGAAAATTATGATTTAAAAAAAGAAATTAAAAAAGATATTTTAAATTATTTTAATAAAGAAACTGCTTTAAATTTAAATAAACTTGAGTCAGCTAGATTTATAGATCAAACTTTATATGAAAAAGGTTTTGAGCAAGGGTTAAACAAACTTCAAGTAGATGAAGTATTAATAAAAGCTTATACTTATAATTCATGGATACATAAATACGAGACTATTATATTAGCCTATGGTGATTTAGTACAGTATAACCATGATAAAGAAGAGTTTCATAAAAGAAATGCTGGTTTAGCATCTGGTGGTCTAGGTTTTAGATCTGATATTCAAGCACAATTTTATATAAATGATAAATCTTTTTTCCCAAGATTATATGCTAATAAAAAAAATTATAAAATTAAAAATTATGATGGTACATTAAAAACAGCTGTTATAAAAGAAAAAGAAATAAAAGAATCTGTATATTATAAAGAGTATTTAAAAGAATTAACTGAATCTATTAAAAAAAGATTAGGAGATAATGTTAATGCTGCTGAAATTGCTAAAAAAACATTAAGTGAATATTTAGGCATGAAAGAAGGTGATGGTCAAGGTCACATCAGTTTAGAAAGTTATCGTATGTTAAAAGAATTAGAAGGTAACTGGAGTGATAATCAAGAGTTATTATATAAAAAAATTGTAAATGGAGACTCTTTATCTGTAGAAGATGTAATACAATATTTTCCTCCTTACAAATTACAGTATTTTGGAAATATTAAAACTGAAATATTACCAATTACATCTTTTCATAAATTTTCTTTATCACCTCTTATTCCAAATTTATCAAGTGAAAATGGATATCAAGATATGTTACATGATGCTATGATGAAACAAGGAATAGATTATGTACTATTTGAATCAGGTTCTAAAGTATCTCATATTGGTAAAGGTGATGTAGTTATAAATGAAGATGGTTCTTTTAATAAAGATGTAATTTTTACTGAAAATACAATTTTTGCAGAATATTTAAAAAATCAAACTGAAATAAATTCTTCATACAAAAAAAGTTCTATATTTTCAACTCAATTAAGAGCTATTATTTTAGAAGGTTTGTATGAAAAAGGTATAATAGATACTACAAATGAAGATAAGATTACAAATCCTGCAGTAAAAAAGTATTTAAATGATGTAAATGATTATACTGAAACTTTAAAATTAGATTTATTAAATGAAATAGGTTTTGAAGAAAACAACGGTAATTATTCACCTAAGTCTAGTGATAGTTTAGAAAAATTAGCTAACCTAATAAGAGATAACTTAGAAATTGATGATGTCATAGGAGATCATCTTATAGATTTTATTGATGTTTTAGATTCAGGTCAATTAAAGTTTGACTTATCTCTTCATCCTGAAGCTGCTAAAATTGAAAAATTAATAATGTCAATTATTAATAAAAGAGTTATAAAGCAACAAATAAATGGAGAACCTTTAGTACAAGTTTCAGCTGCATTTTATACAAATACATTTAAAAAACCTAAATTAAGATTAGGTTCTGATGAAGATATAAAAAAATATGTAGGGTCTAATTTTTTACCAACTTATCATAAACAAAAAGATGGTAAAACTGCAGCAATGAAAATAATGATTGCTATACAAGGTGATTATGAAAACTTACTTAATCTTAATGATCTTGATGGAAATAAAATTAAAACTCTTGATAAATTAAATGAACTTATTAAGAATAATGAGTGGTTAAATTTAAATGATGGTCAAAATAGAAAAGCAGTTACTATTGTTGGTGTTAGAATACCAGTACAGGGTTTAAACTCTATGGAGTTTATGGAAGTTTATCATTTTTTACCTGCACAAGCCGGTAATATTATTATTCCTCCTTCAGAAATAGTTGCTAAATCAGGAGCTGACTTTGACATTGATAAGTTAACATTATATATGGCAAATTTAAATGCTGACGGTACATTACCTGAACAAATGTTTACTTCAGATAATGATAGTAAATCTTTTAATAAACTTAAAGAATACTTAGCAGATCCTACAGTATCACAAGAAGACAAAGCATTTGCATTAAATATGCAAAAAAAATCATTACAAAATAATTTAATAGATAGTGTCCGTGGAATTTTAGAATTACCACAAAATTATATATCTCTTATAACTCCTAATGGAACATATTTATTAAAAGATATTGCTGATGATTTATCACAATATGTAATGGATTATAATCCGTATATAAATAGATCTTCTGATAAACTTAATAAAAGTGTTAAACAAAAAAATAAAGATGGTTCAAAAAAATCTTCTATAAGCCCAACAAGAGTATTTGAAGCATTGTATAATATATATAAACATGAATCAAATGTTGTAGGTAAAAGAACACTAGGATTAGGAGCAATAGAAAATAAATTTCATACTATAATAAATTCTATAGAAACTAATGGTGGTGCTGCTATGCCAGATACATTTTTACATAATGAGAAAGAAAGAAAATCAATGTTATGGTTAAGACATAATAAGGTATTTAAAGATGGTGTAAAATTAATTTCTATATCTAATAAATATGACGTTGATAAAAAAAATAAAATCTCAGATGTTTTTTCACAAATGATGAATGGTTGGGTTGACGTTGAAAAAGATGCTTGGATATTTTTTATTCAAGGTAACTATGAAGTTGCACCTTTATTATTATATTTAATTAAAACAGGTGTACCGGTTAAAGAAGCTATTTATTTTGTTTCACAACCTTTAGTAAGAGAGTATGTAAAAGAACAAAATTTAGGAAAATCAACTTATGCTGATGTATTAGGAAAATCTCCAGGAGATCCTAATTTAATTAAGTTTAATTCTGCTTCTAATGTTATTAAAAAATATTTTGGACCAGAAACTGCAAAATCATTATCAACTAATGAAAGAAGATATAACAAAGGAATTGAGTTAGCAAATGCTGTATTTGAAAATAGAAATAATGATTATTTTACTGAAAAGGAAATGTATAATCTTATTAAAGATTCTAAAACAAATCCTGATAAGATATCTACTGAATTTTCATTAGCAATGTTTTTACATTTTTTACAAATTGAACAACAAATTACAGGTTTAACTGAATTAAAAATGGCATCTAATCCTGACACATCATTAAAAGTCTCAGGTAGTGAAGTTGAAGAAACAGAAGCAAATTTAGAATTATTAGAATTTAATAGTAAGTTAGAACCTGATTTAGTAAATGCTATGCAAAAAAGTAGTATTATAAGTTCATTTTTTATGGGTAAACTATCTATTGCAATTAATAGTTTAATATTTCCATTAAGATATAATGATGCTGTATCAAGTTATTTAATAACTAAAAATAGTCAAATAAGAAAAGATACTCTTAAAACATTTGGTAAAAATAATACAACTGCATTTAAAAATTCATTTAGAAATGCTATGATTAGTTTTTTATTCCAAAATGCTGCAAGAAAATATAAATTAAGTGACACTTATAAATCATATACTCTTAATAAAACAATACCAGTTAGTTTAGTTGATGAATTAAAATTTGGTGCATATGTAAAAGAAGATAAAAAAGGTAATAAAGTTTTATATGTAGATGAAAAAGCAATAAAAGATGACTTTACTAGAAATGTTTTTGATATCAATTCACAACAAAAAGATAGTTATTTTAAAAGAGGTTTGTATCCTTTATCAATTTCTCATTTCCGTTTAGATAAAAAATCTAATGAAGGAGAATATATAAAATTTGTAGCTGAAAGAGAATACTTAAGATCAATATATTCTATGTCTGATATAAAAAAATTATATTCTTTTAATTCTGAATTAAAAACTATAAAAGAAATGTATCCACAGTTTTCCGGTACAAAAGCAGAAAGATTTACTTATGAAAAATTTATTACAAATAAAGCTTTAGAAAATACATTAAATCCATATCACATGTTTAGTGATCCTAAAGAAGCATTTGCTGTTAAATTTAATAATATTATTAATAAATATAAAACTGAATTGCAAGGTAATTATGCAATTATAAATAAGATTAAAAATGAACCTAATGCTGCAAAAACAATGTTTAATTTATATGTAGCTGAAAAAGATTTTACTAATGATATATCTAATTTATATCATAAAAATTTATTAGATCTTTCTAATCCTGGTATTAAAAAAGTAGACAATGATGCAGAAAATATTATGATAAGTGATTTCTTTTCAAAGTTACCTTTTTATGCATTTATGCAAACAGGTATTAATAAAACTAAATTTAATTTTACAAATATTGTACAGTATAATGATTTTATAAATCTTGTAAATGATGAATCTAAAAAATTAATCAATGTTTTAGAAGATAATACTTTAGCAAATAAATTTTTAGATATGTTATATTCTAGATTTATTAGAGAAAATAATAGATCTAAAACTGATAAAGGTAGATTCCAAAATTATTTACTTGACTTTAATCTTGATGATTTATCTAATATGAAAAAAACAAGTAAGTCTGACATTTTACCTTCTGTTAGTACTGAAGAAGATTTAGATGTTGTTAAAACAAATGAAAGATATGGTTTAATGGAAACAAAAAATCCTAATGTTTTTATAATGGATGATATTAATTTTATTCCAACTAACTATAATAATGTTTTATCTAAAAATACTGATGTTACTTTTGTTTACCCAACTTCAATTGCTATTTTACAAAATAAGGCACAAGCAACCGGTAAATCAGTTATTAAAAATATTGCATCAGAAATGTCTATTGGATTACCAGTAGCACAGAATAATATGACTGATAACATGAAAGATTTACCATCTGATTTTTATAACAATATTATTAATTATTATAATGAACAATTTGAGTTAATTAATACATTAGTTAAAGATGGTTTACCTGTTGCATTTTTAAGTACAGGTTATGGAAGTGTTACTGAAATGCCTAAAGAATTATTTATACATCTTTCAAAAGAACTATATCAACAACCTATTGGTTTTTTAAATCCAGGTTCTACAATGTATAAAGACTTGCAAAAATTAGTAAAAAATAGACAAGGCATCTCAGATCAAGAAATTTTAGATAACTTTGGTTTAGAAGAAGATCCTTTTACTTGTAAAATATAAAAATAATGAGCTGTAATTCAAAAATTAATTCACTTGACTATTTAATTAAAAATGGTGCTACCGATGATATAAGAAAAATTCTTGATTTATCATTATTTAATGAGCTTAATAATACTTTAACTGAGTATGCTAAAACTAAATATAATTTAGAAACTGGTGATGAAAAATTATTTTCTGCTGGGGAACAAAAATCTATTTATTTAAAAGATACTCCATATTATAGAGACTCTACATATAATGTATATAGAGCAATCCCTAATGAAGCATTATTTACTCAGTTAGATATTCTTGTAAATGAATATGAAAATAGACCTGATACAGATCAACCTATGTTTATGAAAACACCAAGTGTTAATTATTCATTAAAGATAGTTGAAACATTAGGTAAAATAAATAGAAGTAATTTTGAAACTTCTAAACTTCAAGGTTGGTTAAATGATCTTCAAAAACAAGGAGTATCTAATCAACAACTTGAACTATTTAAAGAAGTTGCTAAACCAGGAATGACTAAAGATGAAATAGCTGTAGCTATTGCTGCTGCTTATAGTTATACTGTTGATATTAATATTGCTACTGAATCTATTGAAAGTGCTAATGTAGGATATGATAGATTTACTTTAAATGGTGATGATTATTCTAAAATAGATACTTATAGAAAAAATGGTAATGTAATAACTAAAGAAGAATATAATTTAGCTACTGAACAATATAAAAAAACTGAAAATTTAGGAGATAGAAATACTCAATACTATTCTAATCTATCAGTTCCAGGTGGTACTAATTATACAGAACAAGAAATAGCTACACCAGAAATTACTCCTTCTATTAAAGGACATGCTCAGTTTGCTACAGACCAGGGTATAGGGTGGTTTAGAAGTGATGAATATGTTTCTACAAAACATGTACAGAATAGTTTGTATACTTACTATAATTTTATAGAAGATAGAAGTAGTTACCCTACTAAATATATAGGAGGACAAGAAATATTTGAGTATAACAATCAATTCCATGTGACCGATAGACGCACAAAGACAAAACTAGGAATCTATAACACAAAGAAAGAAGCAGAAGATTCTATAGGGATTAATTCTAGATCCCGTAGAATACTAGAAGTACAATCTGATTTGTTTCAAAAAAGTAGGGATAAACAATTATTAACTAGAGAGGTCCCTCCTGTTAATATTGAAGATATAATATTTAGATATGAGCAAGGAGAAGAATTAACAAAAGATGAAAAAAATATAGCAGAAAGTTATCTTAGTAAAGAAAATAATAAACAAAATCAATTCTTACAACTACTAAACAAAGACAATAACTGGGTAACATTCTTTGTTAAATCTATCATGCAAGATAGTGCTAAGAAAGGATATGAAAAAGTATTATTTCCTACTGGTGATACAGCTAGTAAAGTAGAAGGGCATCAAACATTACAAGGAAGAAAACAAAATCTTTTAGATATTATAAAAGGAAGTGAAGAACAAATATTAAAATTACAAACTCAAACATATGAAGAAGTAAAACCTTTTTATTCAAAAGATGTTTATGAAAAAGGAGTTAGAGAAGCTATTAATGATTTACAAAATCGTTTAAATACGTATAAGCAAGAATTAAAAGATTTAGAAGAAGGTGGTTTTGCTAAGCTTAGACCTATTTATACTTTTTATGAAAACACTTTATTTAATATTCTTAAAAAACAATTTGGTAAAGAACGTATAATAAAAATTACAGATGAGTATGGTAATACTTGGAATGAATTAACTATTGAACCTAATAAAGATCTTGATAATATAGTATTTCAAAGATATTCAGAAAATTTAATTCAACCTTCTTTTGAATTTGATTTATCTACTATACAAAATGCAAGAGCAAAAGAAATAGTATCTGTTTTAAGTCAAAGATTATCATTAGGTCTTAAAGTAAATTATGCAAACATAACTCAAGAACAAGCAATTGATTTATTAAAAAAAACTAAAGTTCCATATCAAGGTGAACCTGGATTTTATTTTGCAGGTACAATTTATACTGTAGGGGATAATGTATCAATTAATACAGTATTGCATGAATTTTCACACCCTCTGTTACAAGGAATTGCTGTATCTAATTCTGAACTATTTAATAATTTATTTAATCTATTAGAATCAACTACAGAAGGTCAACAAATTGTTGATTATGTAACTGAAATGTATCCAGAACTTGAAAAAGATTCAATTAAGTTTAAAGAAGAAGCTTTAGCTTGGTCATTACAAACACATGCTGCTAATATATTAGCAAATAAAATTGAAACTAAAGGTTTTGATAGTTTTATTAAAAATTTATTATATCAAATAAAATTATTATTAAAAAAAGTATTTGGTAATGAAAAAGTTATAAAAGATTTAAATGTAAATACATCTATAGAAAAATTAGCAGATATGCTTTTAGAAAAAGATTTTGTTTTTGAATCCAGTAACATTAAAGAAGAAGATGTTGCAATGTTTTTAAGAAATGAAACAGAAAAAGCTAAAGTATTAATTGATAGTGCATCTACAAAAGCAATTACTGAGTCTATTAATACTCAGTATGCTGCTAATCAATCAATATTAGAAATGGCTCGAAAACATAGAACTAATGAAAATACTAAAAAAATAGTTTTAGAAAGTTTTATAGAAAAAGGAACAAATAAATTAATTCCAGCTGTACAAAAAGCATTAAGAACATATCAAACTATTTTAAAGTCTAATAATAATTCTATTGATGTTATATTAGATAATGCATTAGATGCTGAAGCTGCAAGATTAAAAGATTTAAATAACCGTGCTTTATCTTTAGTTAACTCTTTAGAAGTAACTAATAATGTTACTAATATAATTATAGAAAATTTAGAAAAACTTAAGAAAAAGAAAAATTTTGGTTCTAGAGATGATATTTACTTATTAAGTTTATATAGAAATGCATTAGCTAGATGGTATCAATCATTATCAGATATTGATGGTATTCTTACTAAAGATTTTGTAGTAGATAATACAAATCCATTTTCACAATTATTAAGTCAAATAAATTTAAATATTATACGTGGGGAAAAAATTGCAGTAGAAATTTCTAAAATTAACTCAATTAACTTTTTTGTAGAAAATACAAAATATATGAGTGATTTTGTTACTGTTCAAGCAAATAAAGATTTATTATCAGCTATTGATGGTAAATTAACAGAATCAGAATTTAATGATTTTTTTAATAAAGTTAAAAATAATACTATTACTGAAAAAGATTTAGAAGAATTATCAAATAAAGGTGTTGAGCAAAAATATATTAAAGAAATAATTGATAGATTTAATTATTTTATAATTAATAAAGATACAATAATTAAAACATTAGAAGGTAAATACAAAGATGTTTCTATTTTAAATAGATTTATGGAAAGTTATAGTTCTAGTAATAGTCCTATAGTAGGTTCATTAGCAATTTATATTGATAATCAGAAAAAAGAAGCAGAACAGAGAATGTGGAAAGCATCTTTATCTTTTAGAAATAAATTACAAAATCTTTTACCAAAAATTAGTGAATTTAGTAAATGGAATTCAAGAGACATGTTAAATTTAGTTTCTGACTTAGATAGTGTTTCTTTTTTTAATAAAGAAACTAATAAGATGGAAAAAAGAGAAGTTTATACTTTTTTAAATGCTTTTGGAAATGGTTGGAGATATGATCTAGATAACTTAGAGTTTAATGTAGATGAAGCACGTAAAGATGGTGATGTTGATAAACTTAAAAAAGCTGAGTTAGAATTAAAAACTTTTAATGAAGATTACATGAACAGAGAATTTGTTCCTGAATACTATGAAAAAGATAAAATTTTTGAAGACTCAAAAATAGGTCAGTTAGCTTGGTTAGATAGAAAATTAGCTTTAGATGAGTTTAATGCAGAATCAAATAAATTGCATAATGAATTAGAAAGATTTGAAAGTTATACTATTACTGATGCAGCATGGCATAAGTATCAATCTCTTTATTCATTGTATTATGAAGATGGTACTCCTAAAATAGATGATGAAGCAAATGAAATTTATGATCTTAGTAAAGCTTTACTTTTAAGAGAACATAGAAATGCAACTAAAGACTTTAATGAATATGTTGCTGTTCCTGGTTCATTACAAAAAGGATATAATGAATTTATAAATCAATTAATAACACAGGGTGTAAAAATTAATAGTGATGAGTACAATGTAAAATTAAAAGATTGGATTAAAATGAACACCAAACTTGTTTATGATCCTAAATATTATGAAAAAAGATCAGAATTATTAACAAGATTGTCAGAACTACAAGAAAAAATGAAAGTTTCTGAATCTGACTTTAATGTAAGTACTAATTATAAAGAAATTGGTGATTTAATATATACATATAAAGATGAACAAGGACAACCTGATCCAAAAGCATTAGGTGTTGAAAAAATAAAAAAAATTAAAGACTTACAACAAAAAATTAATGATTATAGATTTAACAATAAAAATGTAGGAGGTTTATCTAAAACTGAAAGTGAAGAATTAATAAACTATGTTCTTTCAGCCAAAAAAAGAACCTTAACAAAAGATGAAGAAAAAAGATATTTATATTTATTAGAAAAATCATCAGGAAAAGGGCTTACAATTGAAGAAACTGTTGAGTTAAATGCTATTTATAATGAATTAGGTGATTCATCTGCTACTTTACCTACTGATTATTATATGGATGAATTAAACTTTCGTTTATCAAAATACCTTAATACTCAAATATTAAGTGATGATGTTGATGCATTTATTAATTCAGATGAATTTTATGATATTGTAGCTAATGATGAGTCTTTTCAAGAATGGTTTATATTAAACCATGTTACTAAAAAAACTTTTGATATTACAAAAAAAGATTATGTAAATAAATATCAAAGAACAGTAGTTAATAATATTACTGTTCCATCGGATCCTTCATTAATTAAAACTACTAAAATATTAAATGAAGCTACAGGAGAAGAAATTTTAATTATGGGTGTTCCAAATATAAGACATTCAGTTTTTAATGTAAAAGATAAATATAGAACATTACCATATAATTTAACAGAAGAAGATAAAAACACTTATATTGGGAAAATAATAGATAATAAAGGTAATTTTTTACCAAAAATGTATGATGGTACATCAAAAGGAGCAAAAACAGATAAATATATGAATAAAAAATATGCTGATTTAAAAAGATCTAATAGTGCAACTTTTGAATTACTAAATGCAATTACTGAATATCATTTACAAGGTCAAGAAAATAAAGCTAATGTAACAAAATTATATTTAGATGTTCCTAGATATGTTATTGATTCTAAATTAGATGTTTTACAAAGTGGAAATGCTTCTGAAAGATATAATCAAATAAAAGCAAATACAACAGAATTTTTTAAACAAATGTTTGGACAGTCTAAAGTAAATGTTGAAAATAATTTTAATTATAATCCTGAAAACAATTTAGTAAATACAGATGCTTTTGGACAAAAAATGAATTATATACCTGTATCAGGATTATATAACTTAGAACCTAATGTAGTTTCTCCAGATGTATTTAAAAGTTTAATGAGATATTCTTTATCATTAGAAACATATAGTGTATTAGAAGAAAATTTACCATTAATGAAATCTTTAATTGAAACTTTGTCAAGTTCTGAAGCTCAACCTAAAGCAGAAAATGAATTTAGAAGAGATATATATAATGCTTATGGTGTTTTAGAAAATGTAACTAAAAAAGGTTCAGAAAATAATGTATTAGGACAAGTTAAATCTTTATTTGAAAGAGAATTTTATGGTGTACATCAATCTGAAACTAGTGAAAACTATCCAAAAATAACAGCTTTGCTAAATGGAATGCAAAAAATTTCTGCTATGGCTTCATTAGCTATTAATATACCTTCTGATTTAAAAAACAAATATGGTGCAATGGTTCAATTAATAATTGAAGCATCAGGAAATGAACATATAGGATTAAAAGATTTAGCATTTGGTAGATCATGGGCTTTTAAATCAATGATTAATTGGTCATCTAAAAAAGGAATATATGCAGTAGGTCCTCCAGCATTTACTACTCAATTAATAGAAATGTTTGATCCTGCTTTTAGAACAAAAGATAATATGGGTCGTTCAGTTTCAAGAAGTTTATATAAAGACTTAATTGATGGAGAATGGCTATATATGCATAGAAAGTTTGGTGAAATGGAAGTTGCATTATCATTATTTGGTTCATTTTTAAATGCACAAAAAGTTGATATGACTATGCCTGATGGCACTGTTCAATTAATACGTTATGTAGATGCTTGGGAAAATAATTCTGAAGGAATAATTACATTAAAAAAAGGAATACATCCTAAATGGAATAATACACATGTTTATCATACTTTTGTTAAAGGAGAAACTTTAGCTTTAATTGCTAAACAATACAATGTAACTGAAGAAGAGTTAATAGCAAAAAATAAAATTAGTTCAGTTTTAGAATTAGCTGAAGGTGATGAAATTATAATTGCAAAAGCTGAAGGTTTTAATATGTTTAGAAATCAAGTACAAGGAACTTCAAGAGCATTATTTGGAGCATATGATTCTATGGGTCAACCAGAAGGTAATAAATATACTTTATATAGATTATATATGTTTATGAGAAAATGGTTTACTCCAATGTTTATAAATAGATTTGGTTCTGAAGTTATATGGGAAAAAGGTAAACTAACACCAAAATTTATGCCTCGTTATGATTGGGCACTTGGTAAAACTGTAAAAGGATATTATTTAACTGCATTTTCTGCTATGTGGGAAATGATTAAAAGCAGAGGACAAAAAGCTAAATATTTACGTGCTGATGAAAAAATAGCTTTAAAAAAACTTGCAGCTGAGTCACTTTTTATTACAAGTTTTGCACTTTTAACAGCTTTATTATTTGGTTATGATGAAGATGATGAAGATAAATGGAAAAAAATAGCAGAACGTTCTGAAGCTTTTGGAACTAAAGGTTATGATACTCAAGGTTATATGATAAATCAAACATTATTATTAATGCAAGGAGTAAATGCAGAAACTACAGCTTTTATACCTTTACCTAAAATAATGGGACTTAATTTTGGATTAGATGATTATGGTAAAATGCTCACTTCTACAAGTTCTGTATTTGCAAACACATTGCTTTTATATGGAGAAATTGCAGCTAATATTTTTAATGGATTAACTGGAGAAGATGCAGCTAAATATCAAAGAGATGCTGGACCATATCCTTGGGAAGAAGAAGGAGATTATAAACTTATAAATAATATTCTTAAAACTATTGGTTTTACAGGTAGTACGGGTGATCCTGAAACAGGAATTAAAAACTTAGCAAATAGTTCAAGTAAATTAGGACGTTAAAAAAAAAGGGAAAAGCATTTCTGCTCTTCCCTAGTTTGATAATAAACATTAATCCTGTTAAACAGGTTCTTAAAAAAAGTCAGACATAGTGTCTTCTTCTTTATTACTTTCTGTATTAGAAATACTAAAATCTAAATCAAAATCAGCTCCTGCTTGAACTTTAGGTTTAGGTAAAGTAATTTCTTCTACAATTGTTTCTAATGTATTTAAATCAGCTTCATACAACTCATGTTCTTCTGGTGTAGGTTCTAATGAAGATTCTACAGCTGCATTATGAAATTCTATAGACTCAAATGTATTACCATCTCTATCGGTATATTGCAATATAGATTCTTCAGGTTGTTGTAGAGTAAGTTCTTCTACTTCTATTTCATCTATAACTTCTTCTTCATTATTTGCAGCATATCTAATATCTTCATCCATCATGTCAGCCTCCATGTCAGCAATCTGGTCTAACAAACTAATCTGATTAGGATCAATTGCATCTATTATATCTTTAAAAATAAAATTAACTTCAGTGTCTTCAGTAACTATAACTTCATCTTCAGGGATCTGTGCAGGTTGACTGCACACTGGAAAATTATTTACAGAATTAATAAAATAATGTAATATTCTTTGATCTTCCATCCATGTTTTAGGATGTGACTGCTGTAAAGCTAAAGTAACATAGTTATAGAATGCCCATAGACTATTATTATCTGCAAACACATAACTTGGTTTATCCATCTGTTGTCTTACTATACTAGCTTGTTCAGTAGTAAGTATTTGATATTCAGCAAATAATATCCCTAATAACTGTGCTTGTTTTCTTTTAGTCATGCTAATAGTTTGCATAACATTTTTATCAGATACTAATTGATTATAATACATATGAGCATTACTTACTTGATCAGTAATTGTAGCTATTGTTTCTGTGTCAGCTGTTCCTGTATGTTTTCTTGCCCAGTTACCCATTTCTCCACATACCATCACAGTGCCGTTAGTATTTATATAAGCACCAACACCACACTTAAACCTTACTTGTTTGTTATAACTATTAGTCCATGCAAGCATCATTGATAACTCTTGGTCAGTTCCATAGTGTAATCTATAAACTCCTTGAGCAATCTGCCCATCAGCAGTTGCTCTATATTCTTCTCTTTCAATTGTAAAACCTGCATTAATTAATGCTGTTTTTGTGTAATCCATTACATTTTCATGACTAATAACTGTATATGTATCAGCATGTACCGGTAAAGGAATTCCTGTTAGGTAATCCCATGTGCAATCTTTAATTTTCTTTGGCATATTAAAATAAACTTAATTGGTTTCTATTAGGCAAAAGCCCTTCTATTTCTTTTTTTACTTTTTGTATGTAGTAATCATAGTTAATATCATAATCAGAAAATTCTTTTTCTTCATAATTTATAAAGATACTTTGCATCCACTTTCCAGCTTCTATTTGTATCTCTCTATTATCTGTATTATTTTTCTTAACAATTTTACTTCCCCCATTAGACATATAATATCTAATAGTGTGTTGTATTTCATTTACACTGTAGTCTCCATCTTTAATCACATGTTCCCAAAAATTCCAATCTCCTTTTATTTTTACACCACCACAAAAATCAAATATGTTTTTGTTGGCTTTAATTGTATCTATAGGTTCAACACCATTTACAAAGAACTCATGAAGAGCTATTGGTATAATTAAGAAACTTTTATTTTTATGAAGAGCTAAATCCTTAAACTCAAATCTACCTTTACATTTAGACTTTCCATCTGCTGTAACTGCAATATAGTTATTTACATCACCTAAAACAATTTTAGTATAAGTATCATGTTCTAGTTCTAACATTGTTATTTTTTCCCACTCAGCACATATTTCCTTATACTTATCTACTTTATCTTTTGGTATTATAGTCTCTAAACCATCAGTATTTTGCATTATAGGAATAGCTTCGGGAATCCCTTCACATATCATCTCATATAACATAGTAAGACTAAGCTGACCATTAATAGTAATCCTCATAGTAAACTCAGGATCATATAAAAAACTATTAACATCATTACTGAGCCCATAAGTAGAGTTTAATATAATCTTATATACATAATTCTTAGGATCTTTCTTAGGAATCTTTTTTCTTTCCTCAAAGAACCATTCATACAGGTTACAAAATTCTTCTCTTGGTAAATGAGCAGGAGACCATTTGTTTCTAATTGCTAAATTTGGATAGAAACTAGTAACATCTGATGTCATAATTACAGTATCTTCAGTAGAGTTATATACTTTGCTAGTTCTAGCACCGTGCACACCACCTAAACCAAAATCAGTTTTAACACTTTTATAATTAACAGAGTATTTAAATCCTCCTTTAGTTTCTCCTGGATATAAAACTACGTCCTGAAATTTTCTAAGAAGATTTTGAAAACTTGCTGTTTTAAATTCTATATAAGGTAGTATAATATCTTTAACAACTATCTTTGGTCTACTAGTTCTCATATTTTTAAGATCCCACTTTGGTATACCAGTATGCTTATGTAAGAAATGCAAAAACAACTCTTTAGATATCCTTGGTTCTGAAGCACTAAATAAATTAATATTATATTCTTCTGTTAAAGTTTTTCTAAGAGCAATCTGTTCCTTACTTAAATGCATTATGGCCTTTGTAGACTTAACATCATTTATACAGTAACTTATTATACTTTCTATTTGGTCTTCTGTGATACTACTAGCATGGTGTATTGGCATATCTTTTATGTTTAGCCAATCCATAGTATACTGTATCCATTTCAATGAACTTCTTTTTGCTGGATTATCCCAATGATTTAATTTAAAAACATCTATTTGTTTTATATGTAAATCTTTAGGACTAAATTCAGAAAATCTATTTTCATTTTGATTAGTTATTATTGCTTGTGCTTTTGCATAAATAAATTTTGCAACAGTTTCTGCAGTTTCACTTAATAACTCATATTTATTTCTTATTATGTATTCAGTAATCTGACTGTCAAAACTTAATCCATTAAAGGATACATGCCACTCATCAAAAGAAACATTTCTTTCTAAGAATGCTAAAAGTTCTACTAGATCATTTTTTGATTCATGTACAACAAAGATTTGTTGTTCTTCAGAATTTACAGACTCAAACACTCCAAGGAAGCAGTTTGATAAAGTCTCATAATCCATTACCCAATGTGTTCTCATAGGCTATTATTCAGTTAAGCTGTTTCCCCATTTAGTTAATAAAAAAAGGGTGAACAATAATATCCACCCTTCACTTTAGTTTTTTAATTTAAACTCCTGCTACAGGTAATTCTTCTTCTACTTCAGTTTTAATCATAAATGCTTCATAATCAAATGTTTTAGCATTAACAGCAAAAAGATGTATTAAATCTTTAATAGCTATCTTGTCTTCAATATAAAATTCTTGAAATACTTCAATTTTATGACGTTCTTCTTTAATTTGTCTACCATTTGGTCTTGTAGTTTTAGTAAACATTGGATCTCCATTGTCATCCATTCTTGGTAACATGTGTAAACTTTGTTTAGTAATTTTAGAGATCACCACAAATACTTTTGTTTCTGGATCCATAATACATTCAACATAAGGACATGAATCAGCTATTGGAATCATTCTAAATGTTTGTTTTTCTTGCCAACTTGATTGGACTAACATCATTGTTTTTTCTGTCATTTTTTTAATTTTTTATAAAGTTAATATAAATTATTTTAAAACTTTTAATTCTGTTAAATTATTTATTAGAATTGTTAAAGTTTCTTTTTCTAAATCAGGTTTATCACATAATTCTCCTACTTTTTCTAATAGTTCAAAGTCTACATTTAAAAGTTCAGCATAATTATTAAAATGAGCATCAGGAAATAAATAACCTTCAATATATTTATAATTACCACTATTTTTATCAAAAAAGTTTAATATTAAATTTTTTGATTTGTTACTTATTTTACTATATTTACCTTTAATAAACATATTCCAATCTTCTTCTAAATCAGAAAAATCAAATATTATTATAGCATTTGATTCATCAATTTTAATGTAATCATATATTCTTGTATGTTTTAATAAAACATTTTTTTCAAATAATTTATAATCATCCGTTTTACTTACCGGATACTTACAAACTAATTTTTTATCTTCAGGTTTAATTACATCATTTAAACTTAAATAAGTTTCTGATGGTATATATTTAGCACCTTTCTTTATTAATAAAAGTGGATATAAAAAAACCTTAGATTTTTGGAAATACTTTTTGTAAACTGCTTTTACTGCCATATATTATAATTTTACATTACCTAATGCTAAATCATATGGAAGATCATATTGTTTATTATCATAGTGCCATCTAATCTGTGTCACTATTTTTTCAAAATCAATTTTCCATTTGCTTAGACTTTCTGAAGACACTTGATATGGGTAAACTTGATTATACTTGTCAATTACAATAAATGTAAGTTGAACATTCCAATCTTGTTTGTCTTTTAAAAACTTTTCAGAAGCTAACATTACATATATGGTACCTTGTATCCAATACTTGTAATAATCAACAGATTCTGGAAAATCTTGTATAGACTTACCTGATGTCTTTAAGTCATTTATAAATATAGTTTTTGAGTTATAATCAACAACAACATTATCTAAAACTCCTTTGAAACCAAATGGTAAATTTTTATCAGACATAGATACAATTAATTCATTGTATACTTCTATCTCATCATCTTCTTGAATTTTATCAAGTTGCAATAAAGCTCTAACATCATCATTAGCTTTTATAACATCTAAACTTTTTTTACAGTTATCTAAAATTATTTGATCAATTACTGTTTTTCCTAAGCTTAGTTTTAAAAATTCAAAATACTCATTGTTTTCATCAGTAAGAATTTTATCAAGTCTTTGTTGATCTGTTTTTAAAGATTGATGTAAGTTAATTGTAAGTAGATGTGTAAGTATGTCTTTGGAATAGTCTTCCAAAGTTAGTGTATTATTTTGATTTACCAAATAATTTTTAAAAATATTATCAATTATTTTTTTATTGTTTTCACTTGGAATCTTACTAGTCATTACTGCAAACTGATTATCAAAATTTGCAGGCTCTAATAATAAACAGTGTAAGACCCTCCCTATTACTAGGTGAGAGTCTGTACTGTCTTCCTTCTCCTTTAAAACATAATGATTGTAAAACATTCTTGGTGAAAATAATAATTTATTTATACTACTATAACTAAAATTAAATTCTTTTTTATAAAAGTTATCTAGTTCATTAGAACCAGTCGATATCTGTAGATTCATTAGATTTTGTTTTAGATTCTGTTAATATTAGTAATTCTTTTTCCTCTTCAATTATTATTTCAATTTCTATAGGTTCATTAACAATTTCATTTATTAATTCATCTTCTATAACTTCATCTAATTCTTCTTCTTCTAAGTTTTCAACAATTAAAGGCTCATAGTCTTTAATAACTTTATAATTATAATTTTCATTTAATAAACTTAGAGTATCTTCATTTACTGTTATTGTCTGCACTTTAAAGTAAGTTGAGTCTCCTCTATTATTTATTTCATGACCATAATTTTCAAGTAATATGTTTATTTTATCCTTAGTTAAAACTTTTTTAGATATCAAAGATTCCATTATATCATCTAAACTAGTGTCAATATATCTATTACTTTTACCTAAATAACTTAATAAAGATTTAAAATTAACATGATTTTTAGTATGACAATTTCCTATTGAATATGAATGATTTTTAAATATCATTTCAATATATAATAAACTTTCTTTATACTTAGAATTAGCTAGTATCTCCATAGCAAGAATATGATTATCATCATCTGAACTATTAAACATTGTAGATAATTGTGTAAACATATCAGCATCAATTATAATAGCATCATCACCATTAAGTTGATCTAATAAACAAGATTCATCTATAATTTCTCTATCTTTAAGACTATTAAAAATACTTAGATATTCTGTAGTTACATCATAAACATATTCAGAACTACTTTTTTTGTTATTTACATAATCTAAGTATGCTGGTTGTAAAGAATAACTATTAAATTGTGGACAATCAGTATCTGTAAAATTTCTTGCAGTAGACCAATCAGTTAAAATATATTCTTCTGTATAAAATTCTAATGCATTATCTATTTTACTAAATTGATAATCATCCATATCATTTTTATATGTTTCAAAAAATAATTGTACAAGAGGTGTTGGAATTTTATATTTCCATGAAGAACCTGTCATTTTATCTTTTGTTTTTGATGAACCAAATATTATAGTTGCTTCATTTACATCTCTTACTGTACGGATACCAAATTTAGTAGCCAAATCTTTAAGTTTTATTCTAGGAATATTAACTCCAGGTAAAAAATAAAGTTTATCTCCTTTCATAGGAATATATTCATTTTTAACAATATTAAAAGCATCAGTACTTGGGTCAAAATAATTTGTAGTTTCAATTCTTACATCAACATTATCTAATGTTGTATCTGAATATGTGTATTCAAAATTTAAATATAAATATGCCATTTTTTTGTATTAAATAAGGGAAGTTTTACCCTCCCTTATTATGATTAATAATTAATTTATTTTACAGCCATTTTTACAACATCACTGTTCATCATCAACTTACTAAACTTAAGTTTATTTCCATTTACAATTTCCTTAATCATATAATATCTAAGGTCATCAGTAAATGCATTACAATCTGTAGTAAGTTTAATTAGTCTATTAGTAAATGCATCTGTAATTGTATTTTTCTCAGAATAAACTAATGAATAATTTATTACTCTGGTAGCAATAATACTAGACAAGTCTGCTCTAAAATCATCATCTTTACCTACAGCACCATCTAATGCTCCCATTACATATGCTTCATCTTTAGTTAAGATATCTTCCGGAGAAATAATCTTATCTAATTTATTATTAATAAACATAGTAAACATAGAACTAAAGTCTGGACCAACTGAACCTTCACCAATCATTTGGATTAAAGGTAATTCTTGTTCAAACTTATCAATAGAACTAATAGCATTAAAGAATGTAGTTACTGATCTTGGATTAATCTTTTGTGTAACTAATTCAGGATGCATTAACATAAAATTTATACATCTACCATCAATATTTGCGGTCTCAGCCCACTTAGCCCATACTTTTACATCATATTTAAGCTCACATGAGATAAATCTTGTTTTCTGAGCTACATCAAGACTAGTAACATTATAGTCACCATTGTCTGGATTAGTAGTTAAGATTACATGCCAGTTCTTAGGAAGTTTCCAAGAAACATATTCTTGTCTATCTAAGATCTCCATTGTTGCTTGCATAAAGCGGTGCATTATTGTTAACTCATAGGCTCTTTATCCTATGATTCTGTAGTTTTTTTTAGATTATATCTACAGGTCAGACTATATCATCACATATTTCTATGTGTTCTGCGCTCTTGGTATTTTACTGCCTGTTCTAGGCTCCATATACTAGTCGTTGCACCTTCATTACATCCCTGTAATGCTTGGCTCAGGATTGTCCATCTCTGGAGTTTCCCTGAATTCACAGAATTTATTGCGGACCACCCGCTTTATGCTTTTTTCCACCTATAACCACCAGCAGTTAGATCTTTAGCTATTGCTCTACTAATATTAGAGACACTAAGTTCTTTAGTTGCTTGAGTTATAGACTCCCATTTTTTGATAAAAATATTATCATCAGTATATTGTAATATTGGTTCTAGCTTATATTGTTTTGGTCTATGTAATATTTTTATATTATAAGTAAAAGACCATATAAATCCTCCTGCAGAAAAAACTTTTTTCATACAAGAATCTCTTATACCACTAATGCTTTTAGCATTAATAGACCTAGCAGCAGCTGTAATAGATTCAAAGCTTTCTAAGTAATCACCTTTATCAAGTGAGTACTTATGTACTGCTTTACGGTTAGGAGGTTTTAAACCATTAGCATAAGATTTTTTCTTAGCTTCACTCATTCTTTGTTTACATACATCATCCCTAACTAGAGTTTGTGGATCTAGTATATGATTTATATAGGGATTAAGTGTGCTAATGTAGCAAGCTTCTCTTTCTATTAAAATATCATCAGAACATTCTTCTATAACAGTAAAATAAATTTCTTCTTTACCATACTTATTATATAAGTTTTGCATTGTTCTGTTATGATGTTTTAAATTTTCAAGAGACCACAAATGGTGTTTTAACCTATGACCAATATTACAAGAGCTACCAATGTACTCTTTATCATTAATTTTAATTTTGTAGATTCCTATACTCTTTAATGCTGTCTTAAGAGTTTGTGTATTTAATTTTTCCATATTACAAAGATAATTAAATTATTTACACTAACACTATTAGACTGCATATTTTGTTAATCCGCACGAGTATAATCATCTAATACCAAGAATCCACCTTCACCTTTGCCTTGAATCCACTCAGGAGCAGCATGAGACATTCTTTTTCCTGATACTTTATAACCTTTTGCAGTAGCTGCATTTATCTGAGATTCATTAATCCAGGTAGTCTTACCTTCAGCATTTGTTATTTCAAATTCTTTTACAGGAAAACCAACTAAGTCACCTAATTCTTCTAACTGAGATAAATTAAGTTTTACTACTTGCATATCAAGTTCTTTACCTAACTGCATAATAGCAGAAGTTTTACCAAGACCTGCATCTCCTTCAATATTAATAGCTACAGGAACCTTACCTTCCTTTTGAATATGTTGGTTGTTACCAACCATATGCTTAATAAATCCTTTTAATTCTTCAACATTTAATTGTACTTGACTCATAATTTTCTTTTAAAGTTCTAATTTAATGACCTTACCTGGAAGATCTTCATTCATATATGATTGTTCTGACAAAACCCAAAGAACATTTCCTTTTGGTGTTACAGATGTATTACATTCACCGTCAGTAAAATATACTAAACTTGTATATAAACCTTGATTTTCATTATAATAATTTAAGACAGGATCAAACTCTGTTCCTCCTCTTCCTGATACAGTCATTTCTAATTTACCTTTGTAAGCTTCAATAGAATTGATTCTAGTATCACATTGTATAACTGTAATATCTACACCTGATTTATGTATATGGTGTATTTCATTCATAAACTCTTGTAGTTCATGATCACTTACTGAACCAGAAGTATCAATACCCAATAACATATGCTGTTTCATCTTAATTTTAAGACCAGGATTTGCATCATATCTTTTATTTTCTTTTCTTCTAACTTTTTTAGTATAAACTTTAGTTGAAATTCCATTAAATCTTCTGATATATCCTTTCCAATCAAACTTAGCAGCAACAACTTCTTCAAGTATAAGAACACCTTCTATTTCTCCAGGTACATTACCTCTCTTCTTAAGTGTGTCTTCTTTTGCATCTGAGAGTATTTTCTGTATTTGTTTCTCAATAAGTTTTTGTTCAGCTTCTGTAAGATTTTCAAACTCATCCCAAGTACTATGGTCAGGCAGATCAGCACCATCACCAGCATCCATTTGATCACAAAGATCATCATACTTTTCATCACCACTTGTACCATTTGTATCTTTTTCATTCTTAGCTTCTTTAAGCTTATCATAATAATATCTACAACCTGCTTTAGTATTTAGATTTAAATCAGGATAATTATTAATATCAATACCACCAACTGGTAGTAAGTCATCACTAATATATTGATTTATTTCCATATCCATAGCAATATTTGCTAATCTTCTATCACTAAACTTAAATACAGTAGTTAAGTGACCAAAAGCAATATGTAAAAGCTCATGTTTAAGTAAGCCTAATCTATGATCTTCAGATAAATTTGTCCAAAAATCTTCATTTATTACTAATTGATAATTAATACCATTTTTACAAACACCAGCAGTTGGTATTCTTTTATTCCAAATTTTATTTAGCTTAATGAGAAAGAACCCATAATAGGGCTCTTTCAACATTAAATCTTTTCCTGTTTTACTTAAAGTATCTTCTCTAGTCATTGTCTTTTATTTTTACACTAATTTCAAGTTTATCAGTAGGGTAACCCATATTATATAAATTATTAGAAAGTTGATTAGTAAATAATTCTAAATATAATTCTATTGATTCTTTACTACATTTATTAGATGTTAAAGCAGAAAATACTGTAGAAGAAGGTAATCTATAATCTTTACTATCAAGTTTTAAAACATTTTTTAAAAGTTTAAAAACTTTTTTACATTCTTTTTCCCATTCTTCAGCTGATATTCTACCAAATTGATATAATACTAATAATTCACCTAAATATTTTTTACTAGCATAGTTATAAAGACAAGAAAAAGCAATTACAGCATTTTCTTTATCTTCAGAAAGTAACATACTTAATATATTTTTAATTTCTTGTTTGTTTAAAATCATATTATTTATTTGTTAAAGTCCAAACTAAATCTTGAATTTTTTCAACTATAGTATCTTTAAGTTCATCTGTAAGTGTTTGCAATTTTAAATTGTATATCCACTTATATAATTCTTCTTCTGTCATCAGTCTTCTATTTTAAGTGTTTTTATTGCCCATTCTTTAGGTTTACCTGATGATATCATATCAACCCATTCTTTAGCAGTAGGAATGTAATTATTACAATCTTCTTTTACATGTTGTTCACCAACATATCTTGTATACACTCTTTTGTCATCAGAATTTAGAAAGTAAGGTCCAAATATTCTTTCACATTCAAATATTCCTTCACTGTGGTGACGGAACATTCTATGTTTACTGTGACCTACCCATGCTTTAGTAGCATCAAACCATTTATGGATTTCTACATAATCTTCTGGAATACCGCCAAACTTTCTAGCTGAAGATATAGCATGTTGATAGGGATGCGCCATATTACAAACTTTTAAATTTTTCTCTTAATTTAACTAACTCAAGCTGTATCTCTTCATACTCTTTTTGCATAAGATCTCTGATATCTGCAGCATTGTTTAAATAAATTTCACCAGGTCTTGAAAATCTTCCTTCACCACTAACATATTCTACAGTAACTCTATTCATAGTACCTGCTATTGCTTCTTGAAGTTTAAGAACTCTAGTGTGAAGCTTATCAATCATTTCTTTTGTAGCCTTAGCTTCATTGAATTTTTTCTCTTCCATTAGTCTAAGCTTTGATCAATTAAACTACCCTCATGCTCATAAGATTCACTATTGGTAATGTAAATCTCATTATAGATTTTGTATTTGCCTGATGGTATCTGAATAAGCATTACACCATATCCACCATCATTGTTCCACCAATCCTCAATATCACTTAAAATTTTCTCTTCAGCAAAACTTTCTATGTCAGCAGCTAAGGCTGAGTCAAGATGTGATAAATGATTAACATCTTCTCCATAATTTGCTAAATCATTGATTTCATTAAAAGCATCTTCATCATCTTTGTTTAGTTTACTTGTTGTATACACAACATCATCAATTGCTCCAGAATCACCTCCACCTGAGTAGAATAGCTTAATTCCCGTAACACCAAGGTCAGCCAACTTTAATAGAAGGTCTGTCATTTCATTTTCTGTCATATTATTTTGTTTTGTAAAATCTGCCAAGGATATTGGCATTTAAATAATTTTCTTTCTCAAGCACTTCATACTTAAACTGGTGCTTTACTTCTTGATAAGTTAATTCTGTAGCAGAATAACAAATTAACAAGATCTCTCTTTTAATAGTAACTCCTGCTTTGTGAGCTTCTTTTAATTGTTGATTACTACTGTAGTAATTTTCAAAATTAGCTTTTTGTTCTTTAGTATATTTCTTTAACCTTTTATCAGTAACTAATGCTAAAGCTTTTTTACCAAGTTTCTTTTTTACATTTGAAAAGAAATTCTTTTTACCAATATAGGCATAAGTATTTCCATTTAATATCACTGACATGTGATAAACAAATCCAATACCATTTTCTGGTATATTTGTTTCAGTAAACTTTTTACCTTGGTAAATCCAACTCATAATGCTTGTTTTAGTAAAGGTAATAATATTCCTCTAACTTTATCAACTCCATGTTTTTCAATAGAATCAGATAAATCTTTTTCCATAGGAAGAACAACATAACTAAAATTATATTTATGTTTATATCTTTCAGCAGCTTTGATACCAGGTTCATCATTATCAAACAATACAATTATAGATTTATATCTTTTACTAAGTTTGTTGATTGTAGACTCTGGAATCATAGTATTCTCACTGTCTGGTGCTATAGATTCTGCATTAACTATTCTAAGTTTTTGAAATACCATAAGATCTTTTAAAGAAGAAGTTATAATTAAATAATCTTTTTCATAACTTATTTGATCAAGACCTTGTACATAATTTTGTACTTTAATGAATTTTTTATCAGAATTTTTTGGCATATAAACTTTATACAAAGAACCATCATTTCTAAAATATCCATAAGTATATGGTCTTTCAAATCTAAATAAAATTATAGTACCATCTATATCTTTTTTTTCCATTGTAAAATATTGCAATGGTGATACATTATAATGCTCAAGTAATTTAGAACCAATTTTAAATCTTGTCCAATATTGTTGATCTATTGTATTCCAATGTCTTATTTCATGGTCAACTACTTTAAATTTATCATGAATTTTAAACTCTCTTTTTTCAAAAAAAGTATTATTAGCAAGAAAGTCTTCATAATCAGAAAGTATTTTATTTACTGCATTAGCTCTAGTTGGCATATTATATAATGCTTTAACTAATTCTATTGTATCTCCTTGAATACCAGATGAAAAATCTTTAAACTTATAGTATCCTGAAATTGTATCTGTATAAATACACATTGAAGGTACTTTATCTTTTGAATTAAATGCAGATAAAATTTTAACATCTTGTCCTGTGAGTTTTTCTTTTAAATTTAAATAATTTTCAAAAACCCATTCTCTTGGTACATCTCTTAAATCTGAAATTATGTGTTTAGTTGAAATCATAATATAAATTTTAACAATAAAAAAGAGGAACCATTTCTGATTCCTCTTATAACTAAATTTTATTTAGTCTAGATTGAAATCAGAACTTGATTTTGTAGTTGTAGAAAAATCATCATCATCACCAAATTTCTTTACTTCAGTAACTTCTAGTTTTTTAAGATATTTTGCTTCATCATAAACTAAAACTTTACCTTCTTCAATTTCACCATAAGCATATTTACCTTTTTCTGATTTAGCTAAATACATATCATAATTAATATAACCAGACTTGTTTAAATATTCTTTACCAGCTACACAAAATTCTAAATACTTATCTTGAAAAAGACCTGCTTTGTTAAAAGCATTTACAAAATCTTCAATAGTACTATGTTTATCATTTTCTCCTACAAACCATTCATTAAAACCAAGAGTTTTAGATAAATTTTGTAAGAAAATTAATATTGATCTGTCTCTTTGAATTTTAATTCCAGATTTAGTTTCACCATCTGCAAATGCATATTGACTAGCTTTTACTCTACCAATTTGACCTTCATAGTGTCCTTTTGATTCATCATCTTTATCAATCATAAATCCTTCAAAACCTGCAATAGGTTCTGTTTCAACATGTAATATTAAATGATATGCACCATCAATAAATCTAAAATCTTCTAATTCAAGACTATTAATTTTTAATACATGATTACCTGGTGCAATTGTTTTTGCTCCTCCTGAGCCTGTGCCCAAGTCTGTTGTACTTAATCCCATTTTTATTTTTTTTTATTTGTTACACATATATTTTATCCCAGTGAAAAATAATTTCACCTTTATCATTCATTTCAGAAACTACTATCTCTTCATTTCTTAGGTGTTCTGGTCTTGCACCACAAGTTACTTCTTCACTAGTTTTAAAAGATAAAATTGTTTTATTACCTTTTCTAAACATATATCCTATTGCATCAGCATTAGCACATATTAAAGATTTAATTTTACCAGTTAAATCTATATTAGCTGCCATTACCATTTCTCCTTTATCATCTACCTGTTTGTCTTTAATATGACCAGATAAAATAATATGGGGTGCTAAGGTATCAATAAAATCTAAAACTTGAAAAAAAGCTTGTCTTAAATATAAATATCCTGCACCATTTGGTAAACTTAATACATTGTCTCCATCATAGTTTTTACCCATAGATGTTTCTTTGTATAATTTTATTGCCAAAGGCATTACCATATCTTCTAATGCAGTTACTGTATCTATAGTAAGATACTTATATGGATTGTTTGCTTCTTTAATTGCTTTACCAGCATCTAGAAGTTCCTTAAGACTTGAAATTTTAATTTTCATAGCCTCTACATAATCAGAACCATTTTCTAAATCCATTAATAAATTATCTTCTAGGCCAGAAAAAGCAGTTGTTTTTCCTGTTTTAGGTTTAGAATAAATAATTAATCTTTTAGGATTAAATCTTGTTGGTTTTTCTTTTTTTGTTGGAAGTACTATACTCATTTTACTTTAGTTTTTGTGCTAATTTTTCAAAATCTGTTGCAATTCTTAATAGAATATCAGAAACTGATTCTTCATTAGAATGAAATACTTCTTTATCATTTTTAAGAGCATACTTTTCTTCAAAATCTGGAAATATACTTAATGTTGTTTGTAATTTTGGTAAAGATTCTTCTTTTTGAATTTCTTGTTCTTTTCTTTTTTCAAACAAACCATATGTAATTTCATTACCATCAGGTAATATTACAGTTAATTCAGATAAAGGAATTATAAAAGCTTGATAAGGTTCTCCTTTAGAGTTATTACCTTCTTTTATTTCATACTCTTCTAAAAAATAAGGATTATATTTAAATTTAAATAAATCTCTGTTAGAATTATTTGGAACAATATTAATTTCTCTATTGTTTTCATCTCTATCAATTTCAATAAATTCAATAAAAATATCTTCTCCTCTTTTCAATTCACTTTCAAATAGTTGTAATTGTTTACCATACTTTCCTTTTTGGAAAAATGCAGTTTTTACAACAAAAAAAGGATCATTTATTTTGAGTTTATTAAACTTATCAAGATGATAAGTAAAGAACTCTCTTTCTTTTTCTTTTCTGTTATACATAAATTAATTTTTAAATTATTACTTTTTTTGTAGCTTGAGCAGGAGTTGCTATTTCAACAATTCTCATAGTAGTTCTATCAAGTTTAAAAAAACTTAATCTTGTAGTACCATTTCTAGACTTTAGAAAGTGAAATACTAATGTATCTTCATCAGCTATAATAAACCTCTCGGGACCATATTGTCTTATTTTTCTTATAGAAGGTTTATTTATACCAAGAACTACATCAGCATGTTGCAACAATGCATCTGCACCAAACAAATCAGAATCTAACACATAATTTCCATATTCTCCATCACGGGCTCTATCAGCATTATCAATATTTCTATTTAACTGACTAAGAACAACAAAAGCAATTGGATATTTTTTCTTCATCATAGTTAGGCCTTCACCTAATGCATATAACATTTCAAATTTATCTTTTTGACCTTTACCAACTCTAAATAAAGCAGAATGATCTATAGACACAAGCATATTAGGATATGTACCATCTTCTTCTTTGTATTTTTCCATTTCATAATGAATGGTAGCACACATTTCATCAACTGTACAAGCATCATAAACTACATTTATAAAATCCTTATCTTCATATTTGTGATAATAATCAATACATTTTTGATAAATTGCTTTATCTACTGGTGAACCTTTACTCATTAATGTGTTGTAATCATACCCTGTATTCAGACTCAATTTTCTTATACCGTTAGTTTCATCTAACATTTCAAACTGAAACTTTAAAACTCTAAATTCTTGGTCAGCATTGTTATTTATAACATCACTAATTAACTGTTCCATAAATAAAGTTTTACCTGTTCCAGGTCTAGCACCAACTACGGTGATAGTTCTCCATTCTAATCCATCACAAAAAGCATCATTAAATTTGGGCCATGCACTCTTAAGTGATTTAATATCACCATTTCTTCTAGCTTTCATTTTAAGAATAGCTTTTTTTAAAGAGTCTCTTTCACTTACAGGCACTAAAGGCCTTGCACCATTAAATAATTCTGCCATTTTAATCTAGATTAGGTTTAATTTGAATCTTTGCTATATTATATAGCGAATGCATAACTGTTACAATTAACTCTATAAAAATATAGTTAAGTACACTTATATTAATAACTAATAAATCAATCAACATAAAAGCAATCACACTCCCCACTATAGCAATCATAAATAACTTTGTTTTTTTACTCATACTATTCTTTCTTTAAAATATACTTGTTCCTCATCAGAACCGTTTATTATTATATCACAATAATTTGCTAAATCAGACTCATATGTTTTATCAATTCCTTGTTTTCTTATAAAATATTGTGCAGTTCTCATAAATTCAAAATTTCTTATGCTAAATTCATCAACATACTTTTCTGTAGCTGCAATAACAATATTCCAATCATAATTGTAATTTTCAAAGAACCATCTAAAAGCAACTTCAAGGTTTTTTGGATTAACTCTTGCATATTTGCCTGAAGACAGTTTTTTATTAGGAAATGTTTCAACATATTCCTGTATTTTATTTATAAAATCAATTCCCAATAAGTTTTGAGAGGTTTTCTTTTTGCTACTTTTAAAGTAACTATTTATTCCTGTAACAAATATAATACTTTTATCTGTTAAAGTCAAATCTTTATTTAACCAATTTTCACTAATTAATTTTTTTGTTTCTAATTCTGCATTAATATAAGAATTTGGTATAATATTTTCTTTTATACAATTTAAAACATAAAAAGAATTAGGTGTTATTTTATTTTCTGCTAGTTTAATAAATATTTCTGTCATTGTTAAATTATATTTTTATGTTTATTTTTTTGTTAATCTATTTTTTTATTATATTTGTTAAAAAATTATATTATGCCACAAACATTTACAGAAATAGCTGATAATGCTATTATAAACATTAAGTTAAATAAAAGTTTTTATTTTATGCTTAAAAATTTAGGATTTACATTATATAAATTAATGAGTCAAGAAGAATCACAAATTTTTAATGAATTAATGCAAAAAAAAGATAATAAGTTACTTCCTGATTATAATACTTTATCTCAATCACAACAAAATTTTTATACAGTTATGTTATTATTAGCAGAAATTGAAAAAGAAGCAATAAGCAATAATTTAACTCAATCTAAAGAAGTATTAATGCCTGAAGATGAAGGATTTAATCCTGAAAATATTCAAAAAGAATTTGATATTCCAGATCCAACTACTCAAGATTAATATTATATATTCTTCCAATTTCTATACAAGCTTGTATAGTTAACATTATTTCATCTTTAGAACAATCTGCAAAAGATTTACATATTGTTCCTTCTTCTGTACTATAGCATAATCCTGATTGTTCTTTTACTAAAGTTTTCATTTCTTCAAATGTATAACCAGATTCTTTAGCTAATTCTCTTATACATGCATATACTTTTGCAAGTTGTGCAACACTTTTATTACTTGTTGCTAAACCTATAAATATTTCAATTTCCTGGCCTTCAGGAAGTTTTTCTAAAAATAATTTATAATTTAATTTTGATTTATCATCTAGATAAACTAACTTTCCATTTTCTTTTATTAATTTTGATGTAAACATGATTTTTTTTTATTAAATATAATGATTATATGTCAATTATAAAACAGCCAAGTGCTAAAAAAAGTAATACTAATATTATTTTTGAATATCTTGAAAAGTTTCCTAATGCACCCTCTAAAACTTTAGCAAAAAAAGTATATTCTGAACAATCTGCATTTTTTGAAACATTTGAGCATGTTTATTCTAGAATAAGATATTATCGTGGACAAAAAGGTTCACACTTAAGAAAAAAATTAAGTAATAAAAACTCTAAATATATACAAGAATTAAAATCTACATTTATGTCAAATAAATTACAATTACCTGAATCACATACAAAAGTAAGAAATTCATTTACATTTCCAACTGGTTGCAAAAAACTAGGAGTATTTGGAGATGTCCATATACCTTATCATGATAATACTGCTTTAGAAGTAATGTTTAAAAAGTTTGAAGAAGAAAAAGTAGATTCTATATTTATTAACGGAGACTTATTAGACTTTTACCAACTATCTTTTCATGAGAAAGATCCAAGAGAAGTTCATTTTAAGGGTGAGATAGAAGCAGGAAAAGAATTTCTTGCATATATCAGAAATAGATTCCCGGATATTCCTATTTACTACATTACAGGTAACCATGAAAATAGATTTGAAAGATACTTAAGAATAAAAGCATCTGAACTATTAGACATAGATGAATGTAGACTAGATGTAATACTACATGTTGCAGAATACA